CAATAGAATTACCTGCCAACAATAAAGCAATAGCTAATGGATCAAATACAAAAATAATAGTAAGAATAACCCATTTGACTGCCAATTCAGGAGTTGTATTAAATGCTTCAGCAACATAAATGATTGGACCAACTTCAACATTCTTTTTAATGGAATCTATTTTCAAAGCTGGAAGCTCTTTGTCAATTTCAATTAGCCTATCATTGATATGTTTAATTTCTGGGCCAAACTGTTTTATTAACTGCGTCCTACCTCTAACATTTGATTCTGGTAGTTGAGAAATTTGTTTATCAATTGCTTCTTTACGCTTTTGATTTCTACCTTGTTCATCGGTAAGAGCTGCAAGCTGAACACTTTGTTGATTTGTATTTGATATTGCTTTCTGAAATTCTCCAGACAGATAGCCAAATGCACCAGCAGATGTAATAAACATTAGCACAACAGATGCAATTAAATAATAAGTCTTTGGAATAATTCTAATATCTTTCCAATATGTGTAGGTGTAACTTACAGTAATAACTTTAGCAAAATCTAAACATACTGCCAAAATAATAACTACTTGACTAGCAGCAAACATTGATGATAGTCCGATAACACTTACCCACGTACCAATAACTTCTAATGCAAATGCAGCTAGAAAAACTAAAAACATAAAAACCATAATTTTCTCCGATTAAAGTCAGCTAGACTTAGTAGTCAAATGCTACACTTTCATCTTCGCCAATAGCGATAACTTTAGTATCATCTGATTTCCAGTAAGACTGACCATTAAATTTGTATTCAATTGTCCACTTTAATGCTTCAATGAGAACAATATCCCCGATATTAAAATCTGTTACCTTTGAACCTACAGCAACGACCTTAGCCCAACGTGCATATTTCCCCTGAACATCTAAATCTTGATTAGTAAGAATGATTTGTCCACTATTCTTACTAACAAATTTACCTCCGACTGTCTCCGATAAAAAGGAGAAGAGGAATGTATTTCCTATAGGTTGAAGATGTCCCTCATCGCCATTGAAAGTGATACATGATTTATTAAAGTCCATTTTATTATCTCCGATATTTTGTATATTTTTATTAAACAGTTCTATCATTCTCATTTGTAAATGCTGAGGATATGATGTAACATTATTAAGCATCTGATATGATTGCATTATAATTTTCAGAAGATCACTATGCAGATGCCGAAAAATCTTTAGGCATACCGATAGCAATTAATTGTTATTTTATTATTTAGCTGCTTTTTTGCTATTAGCTTGGGCATTTGCAGAAATTTGTGCTGCTTCAGCACCAAAGGTAAGAGCAGATGGAAGATTTGCAATCGCTGGAAGTTCAACCTGTTCAATAGATTGAACAGTTCTAGTTTTAAATCCATCCTTTTCATCTATGAATTTACGACGTTGAGTTGCTCCCACTGGCACAGGTGCAGTAGCTAATTGCTGTTTAATAGTTAGTAAATCGAAATCTACTATTTCACCGCGAGCTGATCGGGCTTTTTTGCTCATTAGAGTATTCTCCAGAAAGGGATTTTTGATAAATATAAACTTACACAAATATTTATTAGTACCCCGGCGAGATCACATCTTCAGTCGTGGAAGAACTCTTCCATTGGAATGTTGTACTTTATAGGATCAACAGCATGTAATCCTAAAAGAAACAGTACTAAAGAAGCGCAGGATGAACCCCTACCAACTCCCCATAACGTATCTGATTTCCTTAGTTTATCAATGATATAAACGATTGTCCTGAATATCATTTCAATATCTCTATCTTTAATTTGAGCTAATTCTTCCAATGACCTAACACTATATTTGTCCTGAATAACTGGATCAGTTATATTTTTCCTTTTGAAAAATTCATGTAACATAGCATAGACATAATTGTCAAAGTGAAATGTTTTGTAAAACTCTGGAATCTTCCAATCTTTATTGTATTCTTTATTCAGCGATTTGTTAGAGCAGATATCTTCATCAGCTAAGGAATTGAATAGCTTTATGTCTTCATTGATTTCTGTTACAGCAATTTTTTCAATAGAAACACCTGACAAAATTAATGATGGAACATCATCAGGATTTACCTCAGATGTTCCATCAAACCATAATGTTCTATTTTTTAATTGTGTTTTCATTTACCAACAGAAGTTAAACCAAATTCGGCCATCTTACGAAGTACTGTTTCTGGTATTGTAACATACGGAGCTTGTGGATAAAACTGTATCCTGCCCCAGTTACCTGTATCTAGAAAAATTCTAAGTGAACTTAAGTGCTCATCATTTGCTGGATTAAACTCCTCACGAATAATTTTAGCATTGCGGAGAGTGCGTGATCCGCCTAATACATCATTATGCATTGTCATGATTATTTTCTTTCTAAATTAGAAAATGCAATTTAAACCGACGAGCATAGTAAGAACTAAAACTATACCAGATGAAATTAATTTCCCTGCTATTTGATCACTATCTTCTTCATAAGAAATTACATATCTTTTATTCAATAATCCAAACAACGCTGGCTTTGTCTCATAGATACACTTACCCCATCTATATGAAAATAGAAGATATAAAGATATAGAAGATCCAAGAATGAGAACTGCTAAACCAACCACGATTTTTAAAATATCTCGTCCGATGATTTTGTAAACTACAATGCCAACAGTAACTTTGCCGAGACTAGTCTGAGAGAAGTCATTAGCTGCGACCCCCATTTCTTTAGCTGCGCCAACCATTGCTTTGCCCATATTTGCACCCATATCACCCCAAGCTCCAGCCTCTTGACGAACGATTGCTGAAATATTTGTTGGTTCATCTTTCTGCAATTTTGCATCAATGACACTTTTCTTTAATTCAGCAATTTGTGCTGCTGAAAGACCTGAAACATCTACAGTATTCTGCGCAAATACAGGTGTAGATAACATTAGTGTCAATATCAATAATAATTTTTTCATCTTCATTTCCTTTTAATTTGATCAACTTGAATTTTATACTTCATTAACATATCAATACCAGCAGTTAGCCGATATTTTTCACGATAAACAACACGAGCAACTTTTGCTTGAATGATAAGCTTTGCACATTCAGGGCACGGAGACATTGTTACATACATTGTTGAACCTTCTGCCCCACGTCCACCACCAGCAACTAATTTCATTAGAACATTACTTTCGGCATGAAGTACTTCAGGCCTAGTAGTTAATGTTCCATCTAAATTTTCTATTTCACAATTATTATCATGCCCTGCTGGCATTCCGTTCCATCCCATGGAAATAATGTTTGAATTATTATATAATACGGCTCCTACTTTTGATCGTCTAGCATGAGATAATACTGCGAAATTTTCAGCAGTTTTTAAAAGAATTTCATCTAGAATTTTTTCGCGTTCTGGGGACATTTTATAAATAGATTATATGTTATGGTTATAAAGGAAACAGTATGAATTATCAGAAATTATATAATAATATTATATACAATGCTCAAAATAAAGTAAACTTAAATTATACAGAATCTCATCATATTATCCCTAAATTCATGGGAGGAACAGATGATAAAAACAATCTCGTGAAATTAACAGCTAAAGAACATTTTATATGTCATCTATTATTAGTTAAGTTTGTCCCTGAAAATAAAAAATATGCTGCTACTAAATCCGTTTATATGATGCTTAATTGGAATTATAATAACCAAAATGCGGTTAAAAATAGAGGAGGATTAAGCAATAAAATAATAAGATTTAAACACCCGCCAATGCCGGATGATGTTAAACAATTAGTGTCTGCAGCCGCAATAAAACAGTTTCAAGATCCAACAAAAAGACAGCGACATCTAGATGCCGTTAATAATAGATGGGCAAAGCCCGAGGAACATCAAAAAATGAAAATCGCTCAAACAGAAAGATTTAAAGATCCAAATGAAGGAGAGAAAATTTCTAAAGGATTAAATAATTTCTTTGCTAACAATATTTCTCCTAATAAAGATAGATCATATTCTCACCTCTCAATAGAACAGCGAAACGAATTATTTGGATCTAAAAACAAAGGTCGTATTCAATCTAAAGAAGAAATAGAAAAAAGGGCTGCTAAATTAAGAAAACCGAGAAGTGCTCAAGCCTGTGAAAATATAAGACTTGGTGCGCTAAAACGTGAAGCTACTAGAAGGTTAAAAAATGAAACAAATTAATGCAAAGTTTGTCCATGTTCTGTCCCTTCCAATTCTTCTTCATCAATTTCAAGATCTTCTTCAAGATCAGCTATAACTCGTCTCATCGCATTAAAAAGCAAAACATCACCCTGCTCAATTTGATAACGTAATTCAGAATATAAACCTTCTTCTAAAATGCCAGTCAAACCAACGCAAGACATAAATGTTGCAACACCTGGCTCAGACTTATCTGAGTCATCATACTTAGTACCAAAAACTAGAAGAGCATAATCATCACTTGTTTCAACTAAAGTAATTGTTGGTTCAACTGCTTCTGTTAGAGCGAATAGTACTGGGTCTTCATTTACATTTTCACGATCGCTCATATTTTCCTTTTAGTTAATGATATTATATCACACTTAAATATTACAGTAAACTTACTCTGTCTCGTGATCCCGTTTTTGGATTATATTTCCAAACGCTATTAAAATTAAATTTTAATTCTTTACCCAACATAGATTTTATAAGAGAATCTTTGCAAAAATCATTGGTATCATTTATACTGATTGCTGACCAGTTTGCATATTCTAAAATTAATTGATTAACAGTAAAATTATATCTATCTAAAACAAACATGTAATTATATGCAGTGGATACAATTATACTTTGTGGGTCTCTGTCCATTTCCTGAGTTTTAATTTCGCCAATACCAGTGAATATATCTGACCCCCTAATATAAAAATCTGCCACTAGATATGTTGGGTGTAATTCAAAAATTTCAACAAATGGAGATTCAGCACACTCCATTAAGGCATGAAGAATCTTTTTTATTCTTGATCTTTCTACGCCGCGGTTGTTGTTAAATTTATTTGATCTTTCAATAGCAGTATCTAAAATCTGCCTAGTTATAACAACAGATATCGGCTTACTTAAAAGCTCCACTAACCTAGTATCTTTATCGCTCATACAAACATCTTTCTAAATTCGGCATCACCACGAATATCACCAACATTAAGTGATTCAACCGTTGAACGTTCTACCGGACCATCTGGTCTGTGCTCAAGCGGAATCTGACTCATTTGTAGTGGAGAAAGTTCTACCATTTTGTTTACGCGTTTAGCAAATGTTCCAAATTTAAAATAATCTGGAGTATCATGCCAATCATATCCAGCTTCGAGCATCATTTCTTTACGTGTTTCACTATTCACGCCGTCAAGCTTACGTGTTGAAAACAATTCATGTGCTGCCATAGAGATGCTGTTTTTAATTGCATCTTCTTGACGCCAAAGAAAATTCAAATATGCATCATTAATGTTATCTACATTCCATACACGGGCATCGAAGATAGCGACTTCATCAGATTTTTCTTTAATTGATGTTCGTAGATTTTTATTAAAATATCCACTAGCCATTCCAGCAAGAACAGATGTAAGCTTCTGAAATTTACCATCAAAGATAAATTGAGCTTGTGGATTCTTTTCAAGATCAAGATTCCAATATAGAGTAATTTCATCTGATTGAGTATAGCCCATTGATGCATGGGTTTCTTCAACAAGATAATGCATTGTGGCTATCATTAGTCCACTGAGACGGCTATCATATGGGCGCTTCAATCCCCGTGTAAAAGTGTGAAATGATCGACCATCAAGACGACACATCAATGGTTTCGTTTTATCAGCTTTTCGGCTGGCTTCAATTCGTTCTTGAGCTTTCAAACGGTCGCCAAGAGTTTCAAATTCAGTTGTTTGCATTTTATTTCCTATATTAGTGAGCGTTTAGATCAAGATCTTCTACGTATTCTTCACCCAACATGATGTCATATGGGTATGGTGGGATATCTTTTATGTCACCAGTAAAATCGTAATTGAGCGTAATGTGTGGTTGATAGACAGGGAAATCATAAGTGGCGCCATGTTTCTTCATTAAGAATTCATGACGTGCTTCAATGCCTGGAGCATCAAGAAGCATAACTAAAACTCGCTCACCTTTACGTGCATCAAATATCTCGTAGCCTTTAAATCTAGCTCGATATTGTGCAGTTTTTGCTTTTAGTTCTGGATGATGTTTAGTACTATAAATTACGGTAGTATGAAGTCGCTGTTCAAACATGGACTGTCTGACTTTTAATCCAGCTTTTTTGAAGTGTTGATAAAGGTGAAGTCCACCCGGTTTTAGAACTCTAAGACCGACATAAGTTCCTTTTTCTTCCATTAATTCTTCGAATTTCATATTAACTTTCTATCAAGACATGTTATTAATTATGTTATATTATAACACGTCCTGATAGAGAAGTAAACTGGTGTTACTCTGCTTTTGCGCTTCCTGATTGAACTTGTGTATCTGCATCATTCTTCTTGAATGGAGCAGCACATTCATCTGATCCATTTACTCCATACTTAGCAAGAAGTAATTTAGAGAATCCATCTATCGAAGCTACGTAAGCTAAATAAATTGCAAACATATCCCAGGTAAGTGTTCCTTTAAGAGTTAACTGAACAACTATCCATGTTCCAACTACTCCTCCTATCAACTGCAATATTTTTGTAGTTGATACTTTTGTTCCATCTCTAGTTAGCATATCAAGCCAATCTAGTTTTTTATTACACTGAGCTCGCCATAATGCGAAAATGAATAGAGTTGCTAATATAAAAATTATTAGCCCATAAACATTTACTGAATAGCTACCCAAATAAATCATTGAGTGTTCCATATTTTGCCTTTGAATTTCGGTTGTGGTGTTCATTTATCGTCCTTTTTATTATCTGTTAATATTGAGTACTGCTTTCTAATTTTGCATATATTTGATGTTTGCTTTTTTGATGTGTGAATCTGTTTTTGCGTATCCCACTTTCTCCATTTATAACAGACATGTGGAAAATATTCCCACTCTGTGAGTAGAGCAACTTCCGCAAAAAATATTTGGTCAAAATAATATGCATCATTATCATCATCTAATTTTCTTATTGCATTTTCTGCTGCAATTATAGCTATTTCTCTATCGATAATAACTAATTGGTGAATTAGAAACTTACCATTTAAAAAATTAGTCCTATTCCATTCATGTTCACTGCTGTATTGCTGACCAATTTTATCTCCTTTTGAATCTATAAAAATAGAATTGGTGTATATTGCTTTGCATTTATGTTCTATTAAATAATTTTTGAGATTATTTAAATTCACAACGATATCGTCATCATCACAATACGAAACATATTGAGAAGTTGCCTGTCTAAACATTTTCAATCTAGCAATTGCTAAATTGGGACCAGAAGTAAAAATAATATTTTCACCATTTAAACTATCTACAGCCTCTTCTAAAAATGGTGAACCTTGTGGTCGCAATACAATATTAAAATCTATCATGGACCTATAAATGGAGCTAAGCTTAAAAGTTTAATGAAGCGCACTGATGAACTAGCGCCAACTATAAGAAAATTTCCTACTTCTGAATCTTGCCAAATAGCTAATTTGTATGCATTACCCGATCTCATATAATGAGTAAAGGTTAAAGATTTTGAGAATGAACCGTAAAAATCTTTACCATATATTATTTCTGTTTGTTCTGGTCCATCTAAAGATGAGTTTCCACCCACTGCAACTAATTTGAATTTTAGAGCTGATAGTGCACCATAAGCAAAACTATTATAATTCGAAATTCTTAAATTAACTTGTACCATATATAAGCCATCATCACCAGGATAAAAACCTACATTGCCGTCTCCATCTATAACTTCAATAATTCCAGCAGGATTTAAATTTGACGCACCAGTCCAAAGTGCATTTGGAATTGGATTAGTAGCTTGAAGACTCGGAGCACTAGATTCTGAACCATAAGTTGGTAAATATTGATCGCCAGTAGTTTCCCAATCACAATAAATTATAGATGAACCTCCACCGGATGATGGGGCTGGTGCAGTTGAAATCCATCTCTGTTGCGCATTATTCCAAGTTAGTACATCACCCTCGAATGGTCCAGCAGTTGAATTACCATTTGGCAACACAAATAAATCTACATCACCTAAATCTTCTAAGTATGGGGTTGTCTGCTGAATAAACGTTGCTGGTAATGCTACGTGATTATCAATTGCATTATTACTTATGCTATCAATTACTAATAATCCGCTAGCATAATCATAAACTATTGTTATATCATGCATGTGCCCAGCAACATCATCTGATGATATAACAAACGTATATGTTTGCGATGTGCCATCATTTGCTGCCATTGCCAGCGTTAAATCATTTAACGTAATTATAGCAGAGTGGGAATGCGTTCCACTTGGTATACCAATCTGAAGATGGAATATTGCAGCTGTTCCATTGCCACTTGGAACAGCTGAGTTTACCCACTTCAAGCCATTAAATGTCAATACTTGATTTGTACTTGGTAATATAATATTCGTATCAGTTAATCCGGAAAGTGCATGCGTATGTGATACATTAGCTTTTCCGTCTAGCGCATCTTGAAGACCTATCACCGCAGCAATGATATGTCCATGTACCACATTAGCTTTTCCATCTAGTGCATCTTGAAGACCTGTTGTATCAGCAATAACATGCCAATGTCCAACATCAGATTTATCATTAAGTGCAGTTTGTAAACCGGCAATGTTATTAATTACGTGGCCGTGGCCAACAAATGATTTATCATCTAAAGATGATTGCAATCCTGCAACTTCGGGAATTGAGTGACCATGTCCAATATCAGATTTGCCATTTAATGTTGTTTGTAATCCAGTAGTATCGGCAATTATGTGACTGTGACTTAGGTCAGCCTTATTATCCAATGCGGACTGTAATCCAGAAACTTCGGGAATTGAATGCCCATGACTTATATCAGCCTTATTATCTAATGCAGTCTGTAATCCAGATGTGTCAGTGATTATATGTCCGTGCCCAACATTAGATTTATCATTAAGCGCAGTCTGCAAGTCAGTAGTATCCGCAATGATATGCATGTGATCAATATTGGATTTCTCTGGATGAGGATGACCAACATCGGATTTATTTGACAGTATATTTTCTATCGAAGTTATGCGCGCTATATCTGCAGCTGAAATATATCCATCTGTTGAATCATCTGCTTTATTAATTCCAATTATTGGAAAATCTGAGCTACCTGATATGCTAAGTGGTAATGTAGTTCCTACTCCACTTAACCCGGACGATGTTACTATATCAGTGTCAGTGCTGAATAATAACAAAATACTCTGTGTTCCGACTATTATTCCGACTATAGTTTTCTTGTGAAGATTTGGTTCGACTAAAGTTACTGTTCCTGTTGATGTGCAATAAACTTTCTTTCCTATTTCGCTTGCACTCCAATTCCATTGTTCATTAGTAACAGATTTACCACCAGTAACTAAAGTCACTGCGTCATTTTGATATGCGTCAACAGTTATTAATCCTATTGGTGCCTTAGTTATTTCATCGGGGGCTTGCCCAGATGCTAGAGCTGCTCTACCATTTAGAATATAAACTAATGAAAATTTAGGAATGTTTTCATTTGCCTGTAATACTATCTGAGCACCATCTAATTTTACCAATGACCCAGTATCAACTGAACTTAAATCTGTATTGGTGGTTAAAAATTCGCCTTTTGAATTTTTAAATGCGCCGCCTAATCCATCTGACATTATTGTGCCAGCATCTGTTGGTGTATTTAACCCAACCTGTGATTCAAATGGTGCTGGAATTACTGTACTACCGAATCTTAATTCACCAGCAAGAACGCGAAGAGTATTTACCCATCTAGATCCGTTAAAAACCTTCATCAAATTACTTGATGTATCCCACCACATTTGATCTATAACTTCAGCTGGCGGATTCGGAGATGTAACAGGGGATAGTGTAGTAAATGATCTTGTTACTATTCCATTAGCTTGATTTATTTCCCAATATAGATATCTTGTATCTGGACCATAAAACGGCCCCCAAGCATTTGAGACACTTCTCTGTTCAACTATTAAGTAATCTGTATCTCCGACTGCAACAGCTGCTGTTACTGGAGTTGGGTTAACGATAATATCAATATAACGATCACCACTTAAATCCTTTAACAAGAAGCTATCTTGAGCTGAAATCAGTCCTTGTCTATATGCTATTCTCATTGCTTATTTCCCTGTTATTAACTATAACAACTATTTATTCCAGCACGTCAAAAAGGGCTGTTTAAATTTATTTAAACAGCCCTGTATTTTTAAGTTAGTATTAAGCTAACAATGACATTTTTAGTGCATCAAATCCACCAATATGTTCTTCATTTTTAAATATTTGAGGAACTGTTTTAACTGATGGCAGTCTACTTTTTAGAGTTTCAACAGTAACATATTCTTTAGCAGAATCTTTAACCTGACCCACATCAATAATAAGTTCTGAATATTCTAAATTTTTAAGCTGAAGCAAAGCTTTAGCTTGATCACAATAAGTGCAGTTTGGTTTCGAGTATATTGTATACATAATTTCCTTCATGAAAATGTTATTTGTTAAAGCGCGCATCCATCGCCAGCGCAGGCAGCCTGATCTGATAAAGATGTGTTATCATCTATTTCTACTACTTTTGTTAGGTTAATTTTATGCAGATGTTTTTCCATTTCTTCGAATACTTCTTTAGTGCAATCTTCAAATGGGGCTTGAACATAAGTTCCACCATTGAAAGGCAACACAGAAATACCTGTATAGCTATCACGATTGCTCCACATCCACGGTCTTACTAATTCCCAATCTTCTGGTTTTAGAGAAATAGTACAAGACACATTATGGAAATTTTCTCCAGAATTGTGTCCAGCTTGTACCCATTCCAAATTGAATCGTTTAACACGTTCAAGAGTATCTAAAGCACTTTCAGTTCTCAAAATAGAACCTTCTGGAGCTTTTTGCGGGAATGACATTACAGCTTCTAGATGCGGTTTAAACTTGCAATCTTCAATGAGCTCTGGGAATTGCTTAGACATATAACCATATAGAGCTTCATTTTTACCAACACGCATTCTACGGATATAATAATCATTATGCCATGCATGAATACCAGATGAAGAACCGACAGCCAATGAAGATGTACCGGAAGGTTTAACCGTTGTTGTACGAGCGGCTGGATTAATACCAATGATTGAAGCAATACGAATATTTTCCTTGACGACTTCTTTTGCTGCTTCTTTAAGATTCAAAGCAAGTACTTTGCCAGAACCAATACCTGTCATACCAACACCAATCAATGCTTCACGACGAGTATTGTCTTGCCACTCTGGACGTAGATAATGGAAGTCTGTGTAGCCAGCTTGGAGTGTTCCAATAAAGGCAGCAGCTCTAGAGATCGCATTCAGTTCTTCTTGAGTGTTACAATCACTTACATTTGTTTCTGTTAGATTACAGAATTGTTGATCGTGTAAAGAAATTTCTGCACAAGGATTTGTACCTAAGTTCAAATCATTTGTCCAAAAGATTCCTGGCTCACCAGCATTTGAATCTTTGATGCGTTCCCAAAGAGCATTAAATTGATCTTCTGTAACGGAATTACGGAGTAACACAACAGAGTTATTAGCACGACCACGTTGAGGATTCAATTCCCACCATTCGCCTGACTTGCATGAAATCATATCCATGTCTGTAGCATCGAACAATGTAATTAACGCGGCACGGCGAATACCACCAGATAAAACAGCATCAGCAATGTGACACATGATATCATGAACTTCTAAAGATTTAAGTTGACGACCTTTTGCATTTGAAAATATAGAACGTAGATATTCTATACAGATACGAAGTGGATCTGGACCAGGTGCTTTACCACCAGAGGTAACAAGTCTTGCGCCTTTAGGACGAATATCTCTGAAATCAAATATCGGTTCTGCTTTACCGTTAAAATATGCAGCAACCAAAACTTTAATTGCATCTGCCCAACCTTCAATTGAGTCACCAACTAAGAATCGACGTTTACGTTCGCTTACGCCTTGAACGACTGGTAATTTTGAGATGTGATGATTTTGTACTGAGTATCCTAAACCAGTTCCACCAAGTAATAAAAACATGGCTTCGCTAAATACTTCAATACTGTGTGCCGCCATAAATGCGCAGTTGAAAATTCTGTTGTTTGCTAATTCAATTGGCATTCCACCAAATTGCATTGAGCGCATTGAAGGTAAAACTTTACGTGTGTAAACATATTTCTTGTAAATCTTGCTGATTTCTTCAGCCAACATTGGGTATTTCTTGATATGCATTTCTTTATTTCTATCGCAAATTTCCTCCCAAGATTCGCGACGATTTATTGCGGGTGAAAATTTAGCGTATTTGTTAAAGACTGTAATGTCTGAGAGAATTTTTTGTGAGATATCCATTAATTTATAAAATGAGAAGTATAGTCTGCCGATTATTCTAGTGAATAATTTAGGGTTGTTAAATTGTTTTTATCCTATTTAGGATTTGAAACTTATAGTTGTGATACAGTGAATTCCGTTACTTCGTTTATTCTACGCATCCATCCATTTAAGAATATTCCCTGTGATGGGGTTCTTAGTACAATGTCATTATAGAATTTAGCTCTGATTTTTGATAATGATAATATTAATTCTTTCATGTCGCAGCTATTAATTTTAGCTAGTGTGCCAGGACCAATTTGACCATCGATCTGATCTAGATTCATTCCTGCTGCTGTTTGAAGAAATTTACAAGCACGGCCAACACCATGATTTACGCATCCATCAAAATGGATTATGTTTAATGGGTACGATAATTTATCGCTTGCACTTTTAAGATAATATTTATTATAATAAACATCCATGGCTCCTGCTAAATTCAAGTCATGAACATTTGTTTCAGGATTAGAATTTTGTGCAATGCCATATTTAGTTTCGCCGCCTTTATCTGCTGATATGTTTACATAGCCGACTTTCTTTCGCTGCGCTGAAGTTGCTATTAAACCTGCGACTGTTTCGGGGTCTTCAGAGTTAAACCCTGCTCCAATTTCGTAAATCATTGCATGATTAAAAGCTTTTAGAAATTCAGCAGTAAACTCAGTCATAATATCCCCATAATTTGTTATTTGATTATGGGGATATTTATACGTTTGCCGGCGGAAATGCCATCAGGCGACATCACCAGGAGACTAAATCTCCTACTACTTTTCCAGCTAAGAATTTATATAAGTCATGAGGACCGATAACAACTGATAACTGAAATTGTTTTCCTAGCCCTTGTGGAGATGGGCCGACTGGATGAACTAGTGCTGTACCTTTGCCGATCATTGGATGAACCAATGAAACATCTTCAGCATAGTCAATAACCATAACATCTAAAGTTCTTAATCGCATTTCATCTGGTGAAAAAGAATATGCTAAATGTTTAATCGTTGCACAAGATTGAATACTTACAGTATCAATTTGATAAGTCTCGAGGTCAGTTACTAGAATTTGCCAATTAGCTGGTACCCAGAATTCTGCATTATTAATTCGAACTTTGATAACCGCGCCAGAAGTTTCTTCTAAGTAAGTAATGGGAGACAACATAAAATCAACAGATGGTCCATGAAAAATCCAGTTGTGTTTTACTACGACTGGAGCAGTCAAGGAATCTATCAAATAAGGCCGACCATAGTCAGGTAAAATTTGCATTATATTTCCTTTAAAAATTTATTATATCATTTTAAGAGCTAATTTAAAACTTGAGTCAGCCTTTAATTTTTACTGTTTGCTTTTTAAGTACAGGGTAACCCGCTTCAGTATAATGCTTCACTCGTTCCTTGTGATGTTTCTTTGCCCACTTCTGCTTAGAATGTATATCAACTACGTGAACAGCATCTTTATCGTGTCCTAATCGCAAACCACGACCAATTGATTGAATTGCTTTAATGAATGATTTGCCTGCATCAACAAGCATCAAACAAAATATACGATCAATCGAAATACCAGTGGAAGCAATTCCAGAAGAAGCAATAACAATTAAGTCATCCTGATTTTCAAACATATCATAATGTTCTTTCCTCAAGTCTTTCTTTGACTTACCATATAAGAACACAGCACCCTTAATAAGTGATGCAAGTTTTTCACCGAAAGGAATAGAATTCACAAGAACCAGTGTGTTCCCGTATGCTGCCGCTTTGGATATGATGAGGTCTGCAATCATTTCCATTCTAGCTGGGGATTTAGATAAAAACGCTTTCTCGGCATCATAATCAGGAAAGTCTTCATCTACATACATTTCGTGTAACTCGATAGGATCAATTTCAACTTTAGCTAAATATCCATTTTCAATTAACCATGATGCTGGAATCTCTTTAAGAATTGGACCAAGAGTGGCATGTAGAGTCATTCGCTCTACCTCAGGCTTAGGCATAGTTCCAGTTACACCAAAACGAAATGCTATATGTTTTCCATTATCGTTCAATAATTTTTGAGCAACTGTTGACTTTGCTCCATGCATTTCATCCCAAATTACAGCATTGAACTCTAAGAGAATAGTTGGGTTATACTGGAGTGCTTGCCAGGTTGCTACAACATGCTGATGGTTAATATCTTTTTCTGTACCAGAATAGACACCACAATCCATTCCTAAGGATAAATACCAGTCAGCAGTTTGAGTAACAAGATCGCCAGATGGAACAATAGTAATAACTTTATTTCCCATCTCAGCATATCGCTGTGATATACCAGCAGTTATAGAAGTTTTACCTGCACCTGTACCAGCTAAAATAATACCGCAACCATTTTCGATTGCTTTGTCAACACACTCTTGTTGATATGGACGTAGTCTAAAAGGCTTTCCTCCGACTTCAACATCGCCAAATAAATCAACTTTGGTCGGAGCAGCTGGAGCAACAGTGGGTTTTCTATTATCTGTTAACTCAATATCGTAATTCCATTTATCAAGATATGGAATTATTTTATCTAATAGGCGAACGTATGTTTTACCGGTCTTCTCATAGAATCTTACCTTACCATCCCAACGACCCATTTTATACATAGGCATGAAAAAATAACCATCAACAAATATACCAAAATCTTTGTAAAGAGTTTCAGTATGTTCTGGGGATAGTCCAGTAAGATAACACCATACTTCATCCTTAACCGTAATTCGGCATAAACTCATAGTATTGTTTCCTGTAATTCAGCTACACGTAACTTGGTAATATGGGATACCATCCAACCGATTTGTTTTATAGAATCAGTAATGGATAGCATGTGGTTTTTTAACAGCGTGACTTCAATAATAATTTGATTTATTTCAACTATATCTTTTTCACCTGCAATATAAGATGTTATATCTTTAGTGGAAAGAGCGCGAGAGTATCCCTCATTATATTTTTTCCAAAGCTTAGCAACTTTTTTATCTTTTTGATTTGCGATCCAATCTTCAAGTGATTTTAATTCTTGATATGATTTATCATATGAAGCTTGGTGCTGTGGTACGGTGCGGATAATTTCTTCAAGCTTGCGCCCATCTAGATTAAAGATAGCCTCAGCTGCTTTAATTTTCTTTTCGTATTTTGGAAGCTGATCCACTAAAATACTACCAAGATCATCTTCATTTAATGTAAGTAAAAAACTCATTCTGTATTTCCTCGAGCGATGCAGAAACATTCACTATCATATTCATAATCAATACATCTGTCTGTTAAGTGCTTAAAAGTTTTTAAGTCTGTATAAACCATTGGTGTTGTTGAAATGAGAATTTCATAATGCGGATTTTGACAATAAGAATCTGTATGAACTGAATATTCAAAAGTTATTAATCCGGTATAATCTCTAGAAAGATAAATGCATGCAACTGTAGTGCTAGAATGGCTCTCATGTTTTTTAATCATGTCCAAAAGTTTGGCACGCGCACAGAGTGTAATTAAATTGTTCATTTGAAATAAAAGAAGTGGCGTATAAATTATTATACACCACTTTGGTTAAAAATTAATCTGTGACCAGACTAATTGAATCAATAACTTCTTTGAGTTTTTGATTTAGCTTGCGCGGGGATACGATTACCTCTGTACATATACCTACAACTTCACCTTTAAAGGTTGGATATGTAAGAATGAAACCGCCGGTTACTACCTTGATAGTAATTTGATCCATAGGTTACTCCTTGTCTTCAGATATTTCTAATTCAGGTTCATCAACCTCATCAGACATAGTTACCGGATTTGCTAATGGATGGGTAAATAATCTAGCACAAATTTCAGCAGTGATTTCTTTTGCTTTAAATTTAATGTTAGTACCATCTGGGAAATCGCAGCGAACTGAATGTCCATCTTTTACTAAAATACCCATATCAGTCAACATAGCAACAATACCACTAAATGGACTCATACCTGAGCTATATGGAACTTCTAATTCAATTTTAGTTCCAAGTTTTGCAAAACGGGATTTGTATGTTTCAAATCTCATTCTAACACCAATAACTTCAGTCTCATCTTTCAATTTCAATTTCGTAATAAGACCGATAATTGAGCTACTGAATTTTGTACTGTTAGTAATTGCCCAAGCACCATCACCCATCATTACGTCTTGAGGATAAACGTGATCAGTACAGATAACTGCCATTGGCAATCTTGCAATTTGACCGATCAACATTCGCAACATACTCTTATTGCGCTTTGCTCTAATACCTTGATCAGATTTAATCGTACCATCTTTACCGTAATTTTCGAATTCAGTGGTGGTGCTAAGCATTGCCAATGAATCGATTACGATAAGAACTTTTGGAGAGTCTGGATTATTTTTACCATAAGTCTTAATGTAGCTACCACAGAAATCTGAACAGATACGGTTCACGTCTTCAATAGTAGTAACTTGGAAGTATGTTAATTTATCTTCGCCAGTATCAATACCGATTTTTTCAAGATATTCAGTATCAATAGCATTCTCAGAATCAAGAACTAGCAAATGAAAACCTTCATCTTGAGCGCTCTTCATACAATTTGAAGAGATGAAACTTTTACCAGAACCAGAAGGTCCGGCGAAAAGTGTAATACGACCTACAGGGATACCTTTATTAAAGTCACCACTTAAAGATCGATTCAATGCATAATTACCTGTAGAAATCCATGCACCTGGACCACCAAGACCACTATTAATTGTATCTACTTTAGCAATACCTTTCTTAAATGCATCGAGGAAACTTAATGATGCCATAGAATTGCTCCTTATAAAAAGTAGGTACTAGAAATCCAGTACCTACCATTTTGATTACTCGTCTGAGGATTCAGCTGCCGCAGCTTTAGCACGAGCACGAAGCTGTTCTAATACTGATGCACCTTTACTTGGTGCAGCTGATTCATCTTTTGGAGTTTCAGCTGGTGCTGCTTCTTCTTTAGGAGTTGCTGCTGGAGCAGAAGCCTTAGGAGTTGCTGCTGGGGTCTGTGGAGCTGGTGTATCTTCACCGGCTTTGTCATCCGCAAAAGTCTTACCTGTTTGGTCTGCAAGAAGCATTGCTTCTACAGTTGCCAAATCATAAGCCTTACCACGGTAGTCTGCAAGATTAAACAATTTCAACTGAGAGATAACATCATCTTCCAAGTTAGTTTGTTTAGGAGCAAAACTAGAAGTAGCATATGATGCGTACTGACCAGATTTTGTTTTCTTGATACGGAAGTTGTATCCACCAACCAATTCAAATGGAGCTTCTTCCAAATCACCAGACTGGAATGCAGCTTGGATTTGTGTGAATACTGCTGGACCGAACTCGATCAATTTAACCAATTGAGTTTGATCATGTTCGATTGGGGATTCGACAACAATAACTTGACCAATGTAAGACTTTTTACGGTAGTATTTCTTACCCATTGTTTCGTTCTTTTCATCGTAGTATTTACGAGCAAGATTACAAATAGGGCAATCTTCACCATGCATAGCAAGGCAAGGAACTTTTTTCTTCTGACCATTGATCACAAGTTCATGCGTTAGATTCTCTACTAAGAATCCAAGGTTGTTGTTTTCGTCTAGATCGGGGAGGAAACGAACGATAGCTTGAGTATCATCCGGCATTTTCCAGAAGGAATAAAATAGTTTCCAAGACTGGTCACCACCAGTGCTTGAAGCTTTTTTATCAAAGGCGCTCTTTAGAGCTTCGAGTTTATTAACTGACATATAAAATTCTCCAAAATGTAAAAATAAATTTAAAATAATTAAAAAGTACGTTTTAATGCGTACATTTTATTTATAGAATACCAACCAAAGTGTTGATCTGTTTAGGATCAACTTTAATTTCATCGGAGAAACTTAGTCTGAATAACTAAGTAAGGTCATCATCGTAAATGGCATTGCACCATTTGTTAAAACATTATACCCTGCTTTCGCAGGGATATAAACTTAAATCAGGGAAGCAAAATCAGTAAATGATAGCGATTTAGTTCCATCAATATTAATTACTCTATCTACTTCCATACCCTGAATAACTTGTTGCTGAGACATGTACATTTTACGAACTGTTTCTACTGGAACAGATTTATCACCGCGTGTAGATTGACGATCAATAACAACTTGAAGTGGTGTATCTACTTGAATAGCAGTTATAAACATTTTCTTTTGACGAGCACCTTCAATCCAACGAGCACGAGACTTGCGAGACAGGTTAGTGTTGTCGACAATTAAAATGTTTCCTTCTTTTGCTTGGTCAAATTTTGCAGCTACAAAAATTTTAAAATCTTTTTCATTCTCGTTACAAAATTCAAATGCTTTAGCATAAGCCTGCTTCAAAGAATAATCGCGGTCTGCAGGACCAAACATATTGAAATAATCCATACGGCAGGTATCGAGTGAGAATTCACGCACATCCATACCAGCAGAAATACCTGCTTTCTTTATGCCTTTTACGATAGATGATTTCCCAGCACCAGAAACACCTACCATTATAAATGCTTGATTTTTAATTGTCATACTGTTTCCCAATCTTTCATCCATTTATCAATTTCTGCAATGTTAACATCTTTAGCATCTGAAAATCGTCCATGTTGATCTGACAGAAGAAAATCAAGCCATGCTTGATGTCCGCGTTCGCCCATTCGAACCATGAAAGATTCTTTAAGAGAAGAACGTTTTCTTTTATCTTTCATAGACCAAGGTACATGATATTCCAGCATCAGAGAAATATTAGCAACATCATCTTGCGTAAAACGCAGAACATCTTTAATCATTGCAGGATTTGACAGAGCATAATCCATCCAAATTCTAGCAGACAACTGTTCATGACCGTGAAACGCAAAATAATCACCACGAGTTTCAGAATGTTTAGCAACCTTAGCAGCAGGTTTTCCTGTATCATGAAAGAGACAGGCTACCATTGTAAACAAGCGTTGAGTTGGTGATCGAGCCGAGTACAGGTTTTTCTTATACCAATCAAGAAGCATTTCAGTATGAACTGCAACGTTTGCTTCACGATGCCATGGAGAAGCTTCTCTAGTGTTAAGCATGTCGCGCCAAAGAGAGGTGCTTTTAAGATCATTAACAAGTATATCGAACCGTTTCTGCATGTTTATCTTTCGTTATTATTTTATAATTATATCACAGAAACGGTTAAAAGTAAACTTATTTTTTCTTTAGATATAAAACTAAAAAAGGATAAGGAGAACCTTTAATTTCAAATGCATCTATATCGTATCCTGGTATGTTTAGAGATAATGCATCTTCAAATCTGTTGGTTTTAGTATCGACTTCCAGTACGCACATATTTCGCCGACCGGGGTATTTACGACTTTCATATGAAAGCTTGCATACTAGAATTTGACCACTTTCAGATAATGCCCAATTATCATAATTAAACAATAATATTCGTGGGTAAACAGCAACACTTATCAAATGAGATGGTTCTATTTCTGGTGGCGGTTTTGATGCAGCATTGGCTAAATTAGATACAAGTAATGCCGCAATAAAGAGTAATTTTTTCATAGTTTAATAACAATCATGAGAACAGTTGTGAACTTTAACAAATACTTCGGTGCGATCTGCTGATGTCGCCGGGACATTAATTGTAATTTTCTTTACTTCGTAATAGACATGATCGATTTCCATTCTATCACCAATCATCGGGCGCATATGCATTTGCTGACTGTTAGTGTAATGTAACCGATGTAACATTACACCTTTTATGTCATCATAGAATTCTATAGTTGTTGACATTTAAAACTCCGGGTTTTGTTTACGTTCATGTCCAGCAACTAAAGACCAGGTGCCACCAGTTTTTAACCAGTTTCCAGTATTCTTTTTTCTGCGATAACAATTACCAGTTGATGTCATAACAGTTAATCTTTTCCCAGAGACACATGTAATTTCGCCATCTGGATATGAGTCACCATTAAATGCATATGATACTTTATCACCTAATCGAGGTATAACAATTACATCGAATTGCGGTGATACTGAGCTACCCTCATCAGTTCCAACATGACCAATACCAGTCATTGCTGTAAGGTATCTAGCAATTCCAGATACTTCTTCAAACGATGTCCAATCCCACCTGGATTGCCAACCACCTTCACGTATCTCAAATTCATTAGGATAACTATCGCGAACATTAACCGGCAATCCATTTTTCATTTTAACGAATAACATAATATTTTCCCTATTAGAAACATTCTTCCAATGTACGTACTAAAATTTCTTGTTGAGCGAATGCTTGAAGTTCCCATGGACGCTGAAGATAAGGGAGATCATTTGCATCCTTACCCCGCCATTTAACTTGTTCAGTATCCCCAACTACTTGATAATTTAAAAGACCTTTTGCAATTTGCTTCACATGAACCATTTCATGGGCAACTGTCAACATCAATTGATTTATAGATAATTTACTATCAAAACAAACTACAATTTCTTTACCTACATGTGCCGTAACTCCATTACCACCAGTTTCTTTCAATTGACCAGCTTTAACCATCACACTTAAACTGTATTGGCTGGATTCAAGCTTCATGTGTTTGATGTAAAATTCAATCATGGCATGAATGAAAGCCCGCTTGTTGCCTTTACGAATAAGATTGATAACTTTCATTTACATCTTTCTGCTAATTCTTTGTTTACCAACGATAGAATTTCTTCTGATCTCATAGTAGAATACGGACTTGGCAAACCATCGCCAATATAAAGTCCAAGACCATCACTCGACTGTTTGTTTCTGTTATTCATTTTTGTTAAAATGTGAAACATTTCGGTGAGGCGTTCTGTAGAAATTTCCAGCATTAATATCTCGCTAAGCAATCAATTTGTTTCGGTGACAATGGTGTTGGAAACTTTGATTCCGAAGACAACCATGTCCGTACTTGTTTTGCTAATGATTCACGGAATGCAGATCTAAACTTTTTAATTTTCAAAAGCTCGATGATCAAATCAGCGCCATAACAATTTCTAATACGCTTCAGCTGTTTTAAGGTGATACCACATTCATTGGCCTTCACAAACATTTTAGAACGATATCTGCGTAAATCAAGCAGATCAGTTCTACGATCATCCCTAACTTTCCAAATTGCATATTCAGCCATAAGTTCTGGCGAAGCATCAACAGAAGAACCAAAGCTAGGACCACACCAAAATCTTGTAGTTGCAAAACATTCTGAATGAGCAGACTTTTTAATTGGATCCCAAACAACCATCATGAAATTACTATCTTCGTAATAATTATTTTCATATTCACGAATGCACATACCAATATGTCTGTGATGGATAACGGTAATTGCACCACCGCCAATAGCAATTTTTTCTGCATTGTTATAAGAGGTTGAACCGATTGGGCAGTACGCACCTTCTGGAAAATCAGTACCTAAATTGCTGCATTGATCGATTATCATTTTGATTCTCCGAATTAAGTATTAAAGATGCGAACAGAACAATCTTTTAATTCTAAGTGTTGTTCAATAGTACAATCGGTTGGTGAGAAATCCCAAGAAACTACTTCCTCGTCATCTCGTACGATATTGGTAATATAAAATAAAGCAAAAGATCCAGTTTTTTCAGACTGCATTACAAAACCTGTAACGAAATCATCTTGCCATAGAGTACGAAGAACTTCTGGAACTAGCGAAATGTCACCAATAAACGCATTGAGATTTTTATTGTAGGAAAATAGATTTGAACTATAAACCGTTCCAATTACATTTGATGGTAACATTTCTATTCCGATCTTTTAGGAAACTTTGGAGATTTTACCGGCAACCATCGTTACTGAAGCGAACCATTTTCGCTCAGAAGCAGAAGGACCAACAACACAAAAAGTACCATCAGCTTTATATTCTGGACCAAACATACTGGTCTCAGTATAAGTGAATGCTTTTCCAACTGATTCTTTAAGACTCTTTTTAGTCTTATATCCTCTGGCTGCTAGAGTCATTTTGATTCTCCGAATTAAGCAGTTGCCGTTTTTGAAGTAACAATAACAACTACAGGACCAGATTTTTGGGAATTTTTACGATACGAATTTGGACGGTAAGAAACGTTACGCAATTTGCGTTGAGTAGCAGTTAAAGTAGGAACAGAACCTTCAGTTAAGATAACAGATGCCATTTGAATCTCCTTTGATTAATTAATCAGTATGATCAATTTATAAGTAATTATATCATGCAACCTGACGTATGTACACAGTTATTTTAGTTATTTTCAAAAGAATTGTAACAGAAATGTTACTTTTAGTAACAAATGTTACTTTATTTTAATGTTTCTATTAACATTTGTGTAATATTATCTTCTACATCTAATCCATGGAGAACCTTTAAATCTCGCGTAGGTTCAATTTTCCATGTAGAAGGATCAAGCTTCTCTACAATGTTTAATATTTTAAAATAGGATGGTGATTTACCTGGTTTTCCACTTTGAACAGATTCAAGTGTTATTAGAGGAATATAATCATAAAGAGCTATCGAAATAGTTTTGCGCGAATCGCTATCCAAGACGATTTTAATTAACCCAGCTTTAGTAATCTTAATAACAGTGCATGGCTGTTTAATAAATGGATCTCTTTCAACATCCATTCCTCTATACGAGATTGTACAAGCATCTCCCGGCTCTATTTGCCACATTCTAGTTCTCAGTTTCATATGCGTCTCTTCTTCCAACCATAATTATCCCCATTGGGAAGTTTACCGTCAACAACAGAATCTGCTCCATGTTTTCCAACCATGTAAGAATTCTGAACAGACATCGACACATGAAAATTTCCTTCATTACGAAGAACATTACATCGCGTCAATGCTTCTGAAAGTTTATCTTCTTCCAGAATTTCGTGTTTTGCTGCTAAGGTTAGATCTTCTAACCAGAATATTACAATCATTTTACTTTTCTTTAATTAAAAACTTTTAAACTTCCATCTGATGGAAATAGTCCACCTACCATTTGAGTATACAGATGACCTTCGTCACTCTCTGCTGGGAGTGGTTCACACATTTCCAGATGACTGCCAACAATAAAAGATTCGCCTGCATACGTCATTTGAATTATATAAACAGAATGTGTTTTTATCTTAACTTGTTCAATATTCGGATAGTACTTTTCAATTCGCGAGAGTAACGAGCGCTGTTCTACTACATTCAACCATGTTTCAGGGAATGAAAAATAGCAAGACGTAACAGATGTATCTACTATCATAGTATCAAATAGATTGTCTAGGATATTTCTACCCATGTACATTTCCATTTCGACTGTGCTATCGCGCAGATTTGGTCTACGATAGATAAGTACTTCTAATTTAAATTTACGTACCATTAAATCTCTCCAGGTTATAATGTATTATATCATAACCTGGAGAAAAGTAAACTGGTGATTAGAAGAAAGGAACAGGTTCGTTCCCATATTGATCGAAATTTTCTGGTGGTCCCATATCTGAATCGGGTGCAACTGTTTCATAAACTATCTGTCTAGCTTTATCGTCATATGAAGATAATCTATTCAAAACTTTCATAACAACAGCCATCGCCATAACAGCATCATCTGTAGAACCAGGTCTTGCTTGATATGTTCCACCAGCAGCAACAAAGTTTTGTAATTCAAATAGTAAAATGTCTGAATTAATTTTAATACCACCAGCAATTTTCTCAACCAAATTTTTAAGCTGCATACAAGAAATAATCTTTGATTTTCCTGTTGTGTAGCAACCTAATCTATTATCTGATTCATTGTATAATTCAGTACCATCTAAGTAAACACCACCATCGACTGCATCATCATTTTGGATCATAGCAACTAAAGCTTCACCGACACCATTGCGCTCGAATGACCAGATGACTTCAGCTCGTCCGCGATTTGCATCAGGCTGACGGAGATGCTTTAGCAACCATTTAATTTTGGAATAGATAAGTGGTATACTTACAGAGTTAAGACGGAGTTCGGCCACCTGAACTAATGAAGGAAATTCTACTACTTCTATAACAGTAAAGTCATTACCATTTCCAGTAGCAGGATCAACCCCAACAAGATATGTTTTGTTTCTTCCGCCAATATCGCTTGACCAAAATTTAAAACCCATATTTTCATTGATGGGTGGGGTAGCCTTAAAATAAGATAGCTTAATAGAATCAATAAGCATCGCATCTGAAGAAATGAATTCGCAAAGTACCTCTTGACGGAATTTCTTTTCACCAAGCTGACCCTGCATTTCCTTAAGATAATTTTCTCCACGTTCTGGGTGTCTAATCCAAGGGAAGAATAACGGTGTAAAGCTTCCAAGTTCTCCTGGGTGGCTATTTGCGCGTCTCCATAGTTGAGCAAATAAATCTGTATCACCATTTGGTGTTGATGAAATAATAGCGGAACCACCAGTAGATAATGTAGGTGCTAAAGATGCCCACATTTCTTCTTGAATACGTGGGTTAATAAACGCCAACTCATCTAAGTATAATTTTGAAATTGCAAGACCACGACCAGTTTTAGCAGTAGTTGCTTCTGATTTAATCCGTGAACCGTTATCAAATTCAATACTATGTTTGTTGTAATACTTACAGCCAGCCTTTAACCAATGCGGAAGTTCTTCATATGCAAATCGTATACGATCCATAATTTCCATAGCATGACTATTGGATTTAGATGCCACTAATATAGTTTGATCTTTTACAAACATCGCATACCATAATAGGTACATTGAAATTGTCTGCGTCTTACCCATTTGCCGAGATAGAAGAGCAATTACCCAGCGATTTTCCTGAAGCGATCTAATTAATTCTTCTTGATAATCATAGAGATCAAACAACATTTTACCTTTTTTGGGATGCTGAAGGTAAACATAATTTCTAATGAAATAGACTGGGTCATTTTTACATTTGACTAATTCCTGAACTGACTCTGGAGAATACTCTGATTCTGCAAATGCACGTTTAATTAAGTCTGACATGGAGCTCCTATATTTTTATCTGATTAGTTATTTATCAGGATGAAGCTTGAACTTCATCAGGTTAGTGATACTACGTAGTATCCCACATCGTGATAAATATAGTTGTGATTAAATCACTTAATTAATTGGAGGAAATAAATGAATAAGTTGAAAATATTATCAATTACATTATCAATTGCTATTTTATCAGGATGCGCATCTGGCGAGTATAAAATGTATGTTGAAAGTGTAACTAAAGTTGAGATGTCTAAATCCTTAGCAGAAGCTGCAAAATATAAGGCAATGTCAGATATTGCTGCATCAGGTTCAGAGAGTGCAAAAATGGCTGCAGTAATGGCACTTGCGCTTGGGGGAAATAATAACAATGGTGGAGGTCAACAGACTCAGCTTAAACCGCCAACTGATATTGGACAGACTGCTTTACAGTGGGCTGGATTATTTGTTCCTATGTTAACACAAGCATATGGTATCCATGCTAATACTCAATTGGGAATGGCTAATAGTAATAACTCAGCTAGAATTTCTGAAAGTACTAACGCAGCATTTCTTGGTATTGCTGGTAAAATTCAAGCACCTGTTACTGTATTACCACAAGCTAATGTAACGACAACAAGTACTGATAGTCATAACACTGCCACAACATTATCTGGTTCAGGTGTCATTGGAAGTGGAACATATGCCGCTAATCCTACTACAACAACTAGCACTTTGTCTGGTACTGGTGTTCTTGGTTCAGGTACATACACAACTGCAGCTAATCCTACTACGACTACTACAACTGACAGTCATAATACTGCTAATCCAGTTACGACTACTACAACTACTGGACCTAGCACAACAGGTACCACTACAACGGGTGATGTTACATCAACAATCAATCCGTAATTCAGTTAGTTCAGCACGCCAAAAAGCCCTCTTAAAGAGGGCTTTTATTTACCGTGGTCTTTATCTTGCCAGAATAACTTACCCATAGTCGTTTGAAGTTTAGCTGGTCTGATATCATTACCCAGCTCTCTTGCAAACTTATACATTTCTGTTGCAATACCTTTTCTACGATGCGCTGGTTGAATAGCTAAATCTAAAGCTTCTAATTTGCCATCCACCTCTTCAAAGTTAACCCAACCGCAATCAACACCTTTATCTGTTCTAGCAGTGATTCTAAATTGATCGCTCTTTACTTTTTCACCAAGCTTAAGATATCCAGGTGATGCATAAAGCGTATATGTGCCATCTAAAATTTCTTTAGTCTGTCGAAAACCCTTCTTAAATAACTTAGCATTAACTTTTTCAGTTAAGAAAGTTTTAAAATTTAGCTTAGACATTTTTAAATTTCTTTATTTCTTCAGCTATTTGTTTTTCAATCTGCTTAGTAGTTTTACCAGTATGTACTGATAATACTTTAAATAAAGCAGCTTCATACTGTGATGCAGTGGGTCTAGTGTCATCATTACCCGACATGTAATTATTGCCAATAGATTTCTGCAATGACATTGCGGCAATTGTAATTAAATCTTGTCCAGCTGCTTCATATAATTTCATTTTGATTCCTCATTAAGTGCTTCAATCATTTTCTTCCACATACTTTCAGATATTAACATACAAGGTCCACCAACCCATACTTCTGAGTCTAAGTTATGATTTAGTGTTTTAGTTGTCTGACATGTGAATCCCAGAACATATGGACTATAAGCCCTAAATACTTCCTTTAAGAATCCATTATAATATCTTTTAAATGCAATTGCCTCTTCATCTTCGAAACCTCCAAATGCATTTTCGAAATTTTTAATTGCATTTATATCGTTATGTTTTAATTTCTTATCAAATTGTTCCCAATCCTTCCAACTAGTAGCTAGCTTTAATTCTGGAATTCTACTAAATGAAGAATTAACTGCTTCTATTCTATCGCCAAATTCATCGTCAAATAGGCTAATTCTATGACTCCACATATCACCAGCGGCAACGACACCAATTTTAACCCCATCATATGGAATTAATACAAATGCATTATCACCATAACCAGATGCATTTTCTATTTCTGTTGTAGCAATAAATGATCTTGATCTCTTAGGATACTGTTTCATATCTGGATGATTATCAAATATTAGTGTATAATAATTCTTTGTGTTTTGACTCTTTCTAACTGTCTTTGATGGATCAACTGTTGCAAATCCAGTTTTATGAACAGGTTTTTCTGCTTCGTCGTCACCGCGATATAACGGCTTATTTTCAGTCAACATCCATAGCGCATCTTTACAACGAGCATTAAGTAATTTTATAGCTTCTTTAACTTGTATAGAATTATATGAAGGTTTGCGCAAAATGTTATCTGCTGCTTCATTTATAAATGTTTTAAATGTTATCATTCTGTTTTCTTTTATTGTTTGTCACCATCTTTTGCCACATAGCTAAATGTATCAATAGACATTCTCCGCCTATCCATACTTCTGTGACGTTGGTATGTGGTATTTTTTCGAGCAATGTTTTTGTAGTTGCAGACTTCATGCCCAAATTTAGAGCACCATAAGCTCTTTTTACCTTTTTAAGAAAATCTGTTGATGCACTGCGAGATTGAGGCGCGTGTAGATAATATCTTACGGCTTGATTAAATTCAGCTAGAGCCGCCTCATCATTATCTTGCAATCGCTTGTCATAATCTATCCATTTTTGCCAATCATGTTCGGATAAAGAATCGAACATACTCCAAAACATATTAAAACCATCTAAATCAGATTCTATATCAAATAATTCTATATTATTATCCCAAATATCTTCTTTTCCGACTATCCCAATTTTAACACCATCATATGGAATAATTATAAATGGGGTTGAATCGCGCGAATAACCATCAGCTCTATCATAAGTATTTGCTGCTATAAATGACCTTGATCGTTTTGGAAATGAATCATTTAAAACATTATCAAGTATTAAGGTATAGTAGTTTTTTGTATTTTGACTTTCGCGTTGTGTAGCTGATGTATTTACCGTTGCGAATCCTTTAGGAAGATCAACGAACCTGTCACCACGAAATAAAGGCTCGTTTCTATCTAACATCCACATAGCATCTTTACAGTGAGTATTAAATATTCTTAAAGCTTCTTCTTCATTTATGTGTAGATATTCTGGCTGCTTATCTATTGCTCTCTCATTTATAAATTCTTTAAATGATTTAGCTTCTTTTAGACCTAGCATCTTCTTTAGAACACCAGTAGTTAAAGCCCAAAATGATGGATCATCTTCAGACTTATCATATTGATCTTTAACTATCTTTTTAGCGTGAGCCCACTTGTGCTCTACATCAGCAAGAGTATGACCAGATTTTTTAGCGAAATGCTTTAATGCAGTAGCTGGCATGTTTTAAATTTTTGTAAGTTGTTTCCAGATAACTAATGGCATTGATGTAATCATTTTATCTTCATAGTAGAGACAGACTTCTTCATCGTCATCTAGCATTACAGAATAATCACCAGCTCTGCCAAGAAGTTTAGGTTTAACTGGCTCAGCTGGTTCTTGTTCATCTTCTTTAACAGATGGTCTTGGGAAATTTGCAAATTGTGGATCTTTGTTGTCATCTTTAATACGTTGAGCTTGCTTATATTCTGCATCTTCTATTTGATCATATAATTCATCACGTAGGAATCCTGACAATCTTTGACCGGATAAATTATCTGGATTAGCTATGTCTATCGATTTTGGATTTGAGCTTCCTGGAAGAAAATAAAATACACGCCACATATCAACTTGGGTTTTTTCATTCTCATTCAACTCATCGTCATACACAGCTTTGATCATATCAATAAGCATATCTGTATCTAAAATCTGTTCATCTGGAGCTGCTATTTCTTTTGCCTTATCAGCAATCGCATCCACAGCATCTTCATAAGTCATTCCTTTAGCATCTACAAGCTTAATAGCTTTATCAATAACATTTTCAAGGTACTCTTTAGAGCGACTTTCTTTCAGTGTCAATAATTCTTTTAATAAGTTACTCATTTCATTTCCTAGTTTAATGGGACTACAGTTGTTTTCTTAAATTTTAATGTGCCTGATAAGGCTACGCTTGCAGCTTTAACTTTAGATGGAAATTCTACAGCTTTACCATCTTTCTTCCAAAGCTTACCATCTATTTCAATACCAAATTTCATATCAGATTTAGTATCTTCATGACCTAACTCTTGATCTAATTCATTAGCTTTGAATGAAGCTTTATTCATTAGGGTACTCACAGCGCCCTTAAGGCCAGCCTCATAAAAATTATCCTCTGAAAGAACAACACCTTTATCATCTTCTTGATCCCATACACCATAACAACGATCTTCGCCTTTTATTTCTGCAGAGACAGTCATCTTCTTACCTTGCATTTTACTCATGAAGGTAATTCGTTTAGCTTGTTGCGGATAAGAATTTTTAACTGCTTGTTTCCAATCTTCAATGTCAGTGTATGTAATAGCTTCTTTAAGTTTTTTGTATTTGTAAAGAATATTTTCTGCATCAGCATTATGTTTCTTAGCCATATTCATATGGCTAATACCAGCTAAATCTTTTGTTGATTCGTATTTATCCATGCACTCTGCTTCTTGAATTTTTAATCCTAGATATGTTTGACGATCTTTAGGATCAGTAATAATATCTTCAACTTTGTTTTCATTAAAAGCAATTGCTAATTCGCGCTCTTTAATTTGATGTCTTAGCTGTTTAATTTCTTTAGCTACAGATGGCTTGATATCGATCTTTTTATCGAGCTCGGCTATTTTCTTTTTAAGCCATTCAATTTCATGCGCAGCATTACTTGAAACGGCTTCACCTAGCATAGCTTTTAATTTATCAATATCGGCTTGAGTCTCTGCTTTTTCGTCAGTGTGTTCTATCGGTGCAACTTTTGGATCTGATACTTCAGATTTATTTCTAAAGTGAGATACAGATGCCTTTAAAACTCCATCTTCATTTCTAAAATAGATAGAAGCAAGACCGTGATTAGCTTTAGCATTTTGTGTTATAACGTACTCACCATCTTTACTCCATTTTATATCTACATTACTAGATTTAAAATTCTTTCTAATCATATCACGTTGTTCTTTTGTAAGAGGCAACATCTTTGCTTCTTTTTTCTTAGGAGAAAGAATACCTTTAGCAAATGATTTAATTTTATCTGCTACGCCTTCATCTAATGGACCCCAAGCATGCAGGCTTGTGTCTTCATTTAATTTACGCTTCTTCATTTCAGCTTTCAATGCTGCTCGAAGCGATGTATATTCTGTGTCCCAACCAGCAACACCCTTATTAATATCCGTACTATACTTGATTAAATCGTTATCACTGAGTGCTACAATTTTTCTCATTTTGACACCACCATTAGCTAGAGTATCAAACTTATCGTATCTTTTAAAATGTTTAGAGGCAGACTTTTCATCTTTATTAACGATAGATGCAGTTGCTGCTTTTTCTATTTCTTGTCTAGCTCTATCTTTTGCTGTTTTACCAGCGAACATACGCTTAACATCTTTAACAAGTCCTTCGTTAACTTCTGTTATTTCTTTAGCGTCTTCTTCTAATTTAACAAATGATGATAGTAATTTCATGTTATTTTCTCTTAATAAGGTGGTTGTAGCAAGCTACTTTATTTATAGGTCAGGCAGATGTTATCTTGGATCTACATCATCATGATAAACTTTCGCGATGATCTTACCCAATCCAGGAAGTTTGTGTCTTGTTAATCGTTCAGTTAACTTTTCTGAAAGATCAGGTTGAAGACCTTTAGATCTTTCATTATCATTGCAGTCAGCAATAACTTTTATAATCGATCTACCATCTTTATTAGATAATAATTTAATTTTAAAAACTTTGCATGCTATAAGCTCTTCCTCTGCAATGTGGTGTAAAATATCTTCCCACTTCTCAACAGCAACTTCTGCTTTAGTTTCAAATAATTCGCTTAATTTCATAATGTGTCCAAAAACGGTTTAACTTCATCTAAAAATATTTCGTGCTTCTCACTCCAAGAGATATTGAACGCATAATACTTATCGCACTTCCACATAATTTCGTTTGTACTAGAAAGTAATCTTAAAAAATTGGTATTAAATTCCCAGTCAGAATTTTCTATATCGTTAATTAATTCAGTGCTAGTCAACTCATATTTTTCTTTTGTGTTGTTTGCTTGTTTTTCATAGGGCAACTTCCTCTGATTATTTAGCATGTCATTCCAAATATCTGAATGTAGTTGTGTTAAGTCACTAAACCTATGATCAAGCGTTCCAAACCATTCAAATTTTCCAATAGGAAAAATGGCAGTTAAATCACCATATGCACCTGCTACTCCGATGTCTCCAGATCCAAATGTCCAATTTCTAAATGGTTCACCATATTTTTGCCAAAAATATCCATTTAGTACATCATGGACTTGAGAGGGCATATCTACAGGTCTTTTACGTTCGTGCCATTCCCTAATATCAAAATCTTTAGGAGCATGCTTATCACCGCGATAAAGTAACTTTTTACCTTTAGTTCCTTTTAGCAGCTCTAAAAATGGAGCACAGTCTTTTTTAAATTTTTCAAGATTGAATGTTGATTCATCTTCTTCATTTATAAACTGTTTAAATCCTATCATGACTTGTACCATCCAGATATTTTCTTAGCTAGTACTTCTCTTGGAATAATTTCCGGTGAAATGTATTTTTGCTTCTTATTTTTCATTTCTTCAATCATTCGCTTGCCTACTGGATTTTCAAGAGGCTCAGAGAAAAATGATTGAACAGCTTTAAAAGCATTGTTCATACTCTTATCATCGAGGATACCACTGTTATCAACTTGTCTGAAGAAATTAACTTTGCCTTTTAAGAAGGTAGCATTTTCTAAATTTTGTTCGTGTACCTGCTTAATAAAGTCTTCATCGACATGTCTGCCGGTTTTCTCAGCACGATCTTTAGCACGCTTAATAGCTACATCTAGAGGAGCATCTACAAATACAACTCCTATATCGTATCCTAATGATTCTAATATACCCATGCGATGTAGAATATTAGACACATCATTTGATGTTCCATCTACAAACAATGGTAATATTCCATCTAAATAATTAGTAAGAAGTGTTTCAGTTATCCGGTGGGCCGTATCTTTAAAGTCTGACCATGAATCAGAATTAATTTGTTTCTTCCACTTAGTAGAAAGAAATTCAGCAGCCTTGTCAGTATTAACAACTTTCGGTGATACAGCTCCACTGATTTGTTTTACTGTGTAGCTCTTACCTGCGCCAGGTAAACCTACAACAAAAACCGCTTTCAAAATACCTTTATCATTAATTGATTCAGATATAAAATTTTTAAATGTTATGTTCATTATTAAACTACCCAAGGGTCTACTATAATCGGAGTTCCATCATTGCGATGCATAAAATTGCTACCATGTAAATCAAAATTATAATCTCTCTGATTGGCTATTTTGCATAACGATATTATTGTATCTAATAAGAGATTAAATTTTTCTTCACCAAGCAATATTGCTAATTGATTTATTTCGTCAAAGTCTTTAATGTATAAAGCGGACTCATTTTCTAAATCTTTTTGCTTGCTGCCTAACTGCTTGAGCACTAACTTTTTAATTTTCTGCGGATCGCCATCTTCAATATAACCAGAAATCATACCAAGTGCATTTGATAATTTAGGTGGAAGTTTTTGTAATTTTTCCATTCTTATTTGCAAATAATCTTTACCATCTTTACCATACGTAAAGTTAGTCCATCCAGAAAATTTAGGAAGAAATGGATTTTTAGAATGATCTTTACAATACTTTGCCCAATAAGCAAACATGTCATGCCCTTCATTATGACCAGAATAATGCGAGCCAAATACTTTTAATACCTGTTCAGTTCCTGGTTCTAAAAATGCAGTTTGATCTACACCATTACCTAATTTTTTATATCCCTTAGCTTGAAGATATTTAGTAATACTATCTGGGGTGTGGGACCACTCAGTAATAAATTTTTTAAATGATACCATTATTAATTTCCTAACTGTTTTTGTATGTCATTAAAAATATCTAATTTTATTGCTATAGCTTTCCCACTAAACCATACTTCTGCTTGTGTTGGCAACTTGGAGCCATATCGTACTAAAGATAATTCTAGATTCTCTGGAGTCATCGAATCATTCATTATAGTTGAAAATCTTTCATTTTTAGGTAGTGCTTTTAAATAATTTAATAATCTATTTTGTTGTACTGTAAGCTTTGCTGTCTTAATATAATTAGCGAGTGATGTCATTACTAATAGCGATGGTTTGCCTAAAAACATTTCAAACGTATCTCTATATGATTTTGGAAAATCATCTCTTGAAAGAGCGCATCCAGCTTTATCGGCTAAATTATAACCAGCATGCATTGCTAAATATATTTCTTCTGGCGTAGCTTTTGATAACGCGGAATCAATTTTAGCTAAGTCAGTGTATTGATTTCCAGCATTCCGATCTATCCTAAGTACAGATAGAAAACATGTTCCTGGTCCACCTAAAGCATAGCCAAAATCATTCAGCGATATATTTTTAAACATACCAGATGCATATTTAGTTTCTGGAAAATCATCCTGTTCACCAACTACTATCATTGTATTGTCGTATGGAATAATAGCGTAAACATTAGTACTATAATTTCTGGCACCAGTAACACTCGTTGAGCATATTAAAGAGTTACTTCTTTTAGGAAATGATGATAGTGAGGTAGAATTATCCATCATTAATTGATATAGATTATTTGAATCCCTAGATGTTCTTACCATATCACTTAAATCTAAGGAAACAAAATCGCCACTAAAAGATTTATCTCCTCTATAAAGAAGACCATTATTAGCAATTGCTTTTAGTCCATCTTTACAATGCGTATTTAATAAATTAATAGCATCATCAGTTAATACATTATAGGAGGACCAGCTTTTTACAATTGCCTCAGATAAAAATTGTTTAAATGTTTGCATTAGTATGTTTTCTTTTCTTCATCTAAGGTTATCATTTTTAAAATATCTTCACGATTAGCAATTACTAAATTATTAGTAGTTTTGCCAGCATGAGGAATGAATACTTGATTTGCTCGCTTACGATCAGTCTTTACTTTCGATCTGCTGTTCGCTGCTGCTAAAGCTATATTTAAATAATTAGCTGCAACTTCTGCATTTCTGGCTGCATATCTAGGTTCGATTACTGCCATATACGCAGTCTGCTGTTGAAATGTTTCTATTGCCATCGTGTACACTTCATCTATTCGCTGTTCAATTAAAACATCGTCTTCATCTTTATGATCTGGTTGCGGACCTTCTGGTTGAGCAGCCACTAAATCATTTGACACGGCCTCAGCTACAGCATAATCTTGTGATATGTCTGTTAATCCTTCTTCTAATCCAAATACTGATTCTAGTGGATGAGCGATTTTCATAATTTACCTCTTTACCTTTTTAGGGGCCCTTTGTGGTTTTTTAGAGAAGAGTTGTTTTTCGGTTACGACTCTAAACCGTGCTCCTATGGATTTTGCAAATGCATCTGCTGCTGTCCATTTAGCAATGTTTTTAATTAATGATAATTTATCATAAGTTGTTTTTGCTGCTTCAGCAAGAGACTCTTTTAGTGGTTTTATTTCTACAATTTCTACTGCACCTGTAACATACCAAACAATAAAATCTGGCCAATAAGAATGTGGCTTTCTATCTATTGGACTAATATATTTTATATTTAGTGTTTTAGGTTCACTTGTCCATTTTGCTACCAATTTTGACTGATCAAGTAAATTCATATACAGCGTTTCCCAAGAAGAACGTGGGACTATGTTATTAATATTACCAACATATTTCTGTGGGTTTTGCGGCATAAATTTAGCATTTTTATTTACACGTGTTAAAATTCTACCTACCATTATAACATCCCATTCTTACGAGGAGATTTTACACCCTGATGAAATATGCTACGCTCTGTTATAACACGAAACGACATACCTCTAGCTTCGCAATAAATTGCAGCAGCAGCCCACTTAGCATCATTCACTTTTAAAGCTTCTTTAGATCTGTCTGACTTAGCGAATTTCTTGTCTGACTCATGTAAAGGTTTAACCTCTACTATTTCTTTTTTAATTTCGCCTTTAGCATTTCTAAATTCTATAAAGAAGTCTGGAAAATATCTATGCACTTGATTATCTTTAGGACTGAGATATGGTATAACTATTTCTTCACTGCCCCACTTAATAATATCCGGCCGACTATCAAAGAATGTCATGACATTCACTTCCCACAATGACCTAAAGAATATCTTATCAACATCGCCAACATATTTATCTTTATTTTTAGGTAAAAATTGTCCACTAATAGCCATTATCCACCAATAATTTTTGTTGTTAATTGTTGAGATGTAGCTGAAGGAGTAGAATTATCTACTAGTGGTGGTGGGTTTGGTCTTGCTAATCCCTGAATAACACCATTACCAGCATTACGCAATGTGTTTGCTCCAGCCTCACCTAACATGCCACTCATATTCGATGTCACTGCATTCATTGCTTGTCCACCTATTGAATTGCCGAAGGTTTTAGTTAGTGAATTTGCTACTGTATTTTGCAAAAGACGTTGTCCCTGTCTAGCAATAATATCAACGAATGGATTTTTACCAGTTCCACCAGCAGATGTTTGACCTTTGCCAGCATTGAACGATGGTGTTTCGTCAATTGAACCCATAAGATCGCCGTGCGGTATTTTTGCAACCTTTGTACTCTTTCCTTCTTGATTAGTATCAATATGCAGTGCATCAAAATCAAAGGCTGCTGCTATAGTTGATGCAACTCCACCAGCTTCATGGTCATGATCACCTATATCAAAACTTTGAAGTCTAGGATTAATCAAAATGAATCTATTTAATCTAATATTATCACCTAATGTTGCGCCGCCGCTATCGCCTAAGCGCATATAAAATTGTTCTATAATAACTGTAGATAAAACGTTCTTTGTATTATCTGGCAGTGCTCCCCTAAAAGCTGTATCGGTATCAGTTACTCCACCAGCAAATGCAAATCCATGATCGCCCAAAGGGAATGTCGGTGAATATTCTTTTCTTGTTATTGGTTTTAAAAGCATCATGTATAAATTTATAAAATCCATTGCTCTATTTCCGGTGTCGTCATAGAATGTTAAATTTAATTCTCTATTTCTAATAGATTTTAATACTTTAGTTTTGAAGTTATACATATTAACTTCTTCATATTCGAATTCAACTTTAGGCAAATCGATTTGTTTCACTGTAAAATTTAATTCGCGTGTTAATTTTTCAGTATCAATCCCCATAGCTGAAGCTTTACTTATAATAGACGGATGAAATTGAAAAGATACTTTGAATAAGAATTTATTTTTGGGATCATATTGGCCTATGAATGATCCAATGTTTGACGCATATGGAGTTGGGTCCCAAACACCTGGCTTTGATCCTGCTGCAGCAGCTGTAGCATTTAAATCGCCCTTACTATCCTGCTGTGCGGATCCAGGTTTATTTAAACCTAACATTGGTCCAAGAATACCGCCAACCTGATTATTTACTGCAGCACCAAACTGTCCGAATGCTTCTTTTTCTAAAGAAACCCCGGTGCCCTTAATTATTCCTGAAATATCAAACATTATAGTTCAACCTCATATTATGATCTTTTATTTATTAGATTCATGATAGTAATGAATGTTAAAACCAGGACAAAAAAATAGACTTCGAAAAGTCTATTTTTAAAATCTTTCTAATTAAGGACCAGGAGGAGGTGGCGGTGCAGGCGGAAGCCAATCTTTTTTCCAGTCTGCCTTAGCATCTTCTTTCCAATCTTCTTTCCAGTCTTTCTTAACTCCTGGAACACTGTCAAACATATCTTTAATAGGTGTAGCCATTTTAACTTCTCCTTAATTATTAGTTTAAGTTACCAGCAAGAGCAGTACCATAACCTTGACCAGTAAGATCTTGTCTAGCATGATCATATCTAATTTGCATAGTAATAGTATTTGCATCAGATGCAGAATAATCAAGATCACCGTAGTCTACTGACTGTAACCAGCATCCTTCTACTTTCCACGATTCAACAACACCTTCATTACCATCTAACATTTCTAAGATAGTACCAAATTTATAATCAGAACCAGTTGCTGCAGCATTCAACCACTGACCTGGCAAATCTGCACCAATTAAACGCTGTTGAGTTTCAAGTTGACCTTGAACTGCATAAGATGCTAATCCAGTAATATCATCTTCAATTGTTAAAGAGATAGGATCCCAAGTATGTTTACCAGCTGCATAAGCAACTGAATTGTAACGATGCATTTGAATTTCTTCAAATGATAAGTTAGGTCGAGTAACCGTAGTTGCTTGACGAGTTAATTCTCTTGATGAGGCACCGGACACTAAGCGTGCGAAACCAACAAATGTTACTCTCCAACGATATTTTTGTTTTGGGTGAAGAATACCGAATCCTGCTCCAGGTATACCCATTTGACTAAGTGTAGCCATGTTTTCTTTCTCCGTAAAAATAAGTTAAGTCGAGTAACTATGTGTCAACTCAATCATGATTTATTTATTAAATTTTGTAGAATTATTGTGGAAATTTATAAAAAGATAACTATTCTACTTTAGCTATTTCTTTAAGGATGAACGTATACATCTCACTCCATTCAGCCGACCCTTTATTACCAGTAGCTTTATTGTATGCGTCCATAGCAATACCAATTGGAATTGAATAATATCCAGAAGATTCATGGATGAGAATTTCATTTCCAGAAAATATTGCGGGAGTTAAATCAATATTATTCTCATAAGATTTTTCACCATATTCCTTCATTCCATCCTTAATCATCTGATAAACGGATTCCTCAATATCTTGCATACCCATCTCATTGTATTGATATGCTGCTTGTGTTTTGTTAACCACGTCTCTACCACCATCAACCCATTTACTAGCAAAATACTGTTCTTCTGAGCCAGGATATTTATCCCACATAACTTTTAATATTGTTGGTGATAATTGGGCTCCATGCTGGCTACCAAATCTAGCTATAGGTTTCAACCAGCCTGACCAATCTGATACCGAATCAGCTACTCTTGGGGACCAAATATATTTAAAATTTCCTACTGGAAAAATAACATGTTCTGTACCATAGCCTCCAGCAATTGCTGGATTTCCAGAAGCAAATACTGAATGTGTGCGGACGTCTTTAATATTGAAGGCGCAATCAATCATTGCATCAAATAGAATATTAAAGTTTACTGCAGAATCTCGTGGTGGTCTACCAGTAGGGTGCTTAGTGAATTTTATCTCTTCTATGCGGACTTGATAACCATCCTTAGTTACCTTAGCTTTAGCGATACCTCTAAACATAGGATAAGGACCAGCTTCTGTTAAGAATGGTTTACATTTTTTAGCTATAAGTTTTATAGCTTCTTCAAATGATAGTTGACTATCTTCTTGCAATAGGAATGTTTTAAATTTCATTGTTAACCATCTTTAATAAGTATTCGTAATATTGATCGTGTTGGGCGGAATGATTCACGTGGTCATTTTCGTTTTTACTATAAAATTTAATATAATCATCTACTAGAGGACCTCTAGGAACAGCATAATATCCTTCTGATTCATAAAGAAATATTTCATTTCCAGATTTAATAGCTCTCTTAATATTTTGATCATCTGTATATAACTTTGTTCCCATCTCTTTTAATGCATCATGGAATAGCTTCACTAATTCTCTAGGTTCAAGATGATCTAACTTACTCTTTATTAATGGTGTACTAACACATAGTTTAAATTTTTCTAAAAACCATTCTGCTTGATCCTCTTGAGGGTTAGTCATCCAATCTTTATTCCAGCTTGTTAACTCATCAGCATATCTATAAAATAAGCTGTCAATTCTTAAATCGTATGCTTCAGTATGTTTCAGTTCTTTGACATGATCAATAATATAGTGCGCTATATCTTTACTCCACTCATCTTCATAATTAATAGAATCGATTACACTCATGGAATAAAGTATTTTATAATCGCCTTTTGGGAAAACGTAATGAGGATATCCATATTCAAATGTAGTTGTTCTATCTCCAGTACAAAATATTGAACGCTTACGAATATCTGGAATACCAAATGATGCCATTATCATCAAATTAAAAAGACAATTAAATGGTGGATTTGAATCTCTAGGACTTCTATTAGTAGGTTGGTTTGAAAATAGAACGGTCTCATCATTTCTATTTCTGCTTATTCCTCTGAATAATGGATAATCCGGTGCAGACGTTAAGAATGGTTGACACTCACTTTTAATATCTGGACAAGCACCCTCAATAGAATATTTTCTAGCTTGTTCTTCATTTAAAAATTCTAAAAATCTCATATGCTTCTTATTTTATCAATCAATTTTTGGTACAAATCTGTTAATGGTAACGCTTCTGCTCCCAACTGCGTCATCGTCTTATCATTAATCAGCATCTGTCTAACAGCAACAATAGGTAGCAAATAATATCCATCAGACTTATAAATTAAAATTTCGTTTTTAGACTTAATAGCTTTATCAAGTCCATTATTATTTTCATATAGATCATTAATTGCATTACCGAATGCATTTGCCATCTTTGCTTGAGTTGGTGGAACACGATCACCTTCCATTGCATCTTTGATACCCATTGCAATTGTATCTTCTTCTGCGATGTCTGCGAAATCATTTGGTGACACACGTTTACTAAAATATTCCATCATATCATTTAATTCAGTATCATTAATAGCTTTACTTAAATTGCTAATAATGTCTCGTTTTATTTTTGTACTATCATCATATGAATCATTTATTCGTGGTGACCAAATATAGTCTATATCGCCAGCTGGAAAAATAAAATTTATTGTACCGAACTGTTGAGCTGTTTGATAATCACCAGTACAGAATAATGACTTTTTCCTAATGTCTCGTATACCAAATGCCGCATCTACTGCCGCATTAAACATGAAATTAAAATCTGGACTGGAATCTAGAGCCGGTCTATCTTCAGGATGAGGTAGAAACGTTCCCCCAATATCTGGGGAAGGGTTTCTTTTGTTACCAAAACCTCTATATAATGGCAAGGCTTTTGATTCTTTTAAGAACTGTTGACACTCATCACTTATACGTTTAAGTACATCGTCAATTTTGACTATTCGTTCTTCTTTTAGGAATGTTTTAAATCTCATTTGAACCTGGAAATGTTAAGAGTGGTAATCTATTTATAATCAGAATAGCAGGCAAAAGAAAAGGCTAAGAAAATTCTTAGCCTTTTCACTTTAATCAATAAAGATTAACCTGGCATTTGAGCACCAGTGCTCAATACACGGATTGGGATGTAGATAAATTCAGCTGCTTTAACTGGCTTAAGAGCGATATCCATGTACATCTCGTTACGATCGATACGATCTGGAGTATTGTTTGAATCATCGCATAAAGTTACGAAGTCATAAAGACCACGTTTAGCCATAACGTCATTCAAGAATCCATCTGCTGCTGCCTTTAAGTTGTCACGAGTTACTTTATCATTAGGTTCGAAAACGAATGGGAAAGAACCCTTACGAAGTGAACGCTTAATATACATAAGCAAGCGAACTACGTTTACTCTATCAAGAGCAGATGCAGCTCCGTATGAAGTCTTCTGACCCCATATAATCATACCACGTCCCGGGAAGAATACGATAGGATTAATGTTTTTATAGAACTCATAAAGATTATCACGTTGACCTTGGTTAAGGTTTGTTTCAACGAAGGTTGTTGGAGTACCAAATGTTCCTGATACATAACCTACTTTAGAAACACCAGTAACACTACCACGTCTAACACCCGCTGGAGCAAACCAAACATAGGATTGATTATCGCTGTATGCGTATGTACGAAGAGCGATACCAGATGGTGCGCAAACTACATCACGACCATCTAAGTTAGAAGCAAGACCCCAAGGGTAGTAGTAAGCAATGTTCTGAGAACTAAAACGCTCAGATGTATTTGCCCATACTGCTGCTTGTTCAGGAGTTTTGTTAACTGGAACATCTGCAACAACGAATGCTTCATCACTGATACTTGCTGAAAGAGCAACCAATTCGTCGATAACTTCAGAGTAACCTGGAGCAACAATCAAATTATATTCATAAACTTCAGAACGTACTTCAGTATTGCTGTTAATTTCTGCTTGCAAAGCTGTAACAATAGCTACACGTTTAGCTGCATCGTTTGCACCAAGTGGATTAAACAAATTGATAGTTGCTAAGCTCATAGTGAATTCATCACCAGCAACAAATGCTGTTGTACCAACATTAATTTTAAAATTAACGTAGTTATTATCGTATGCAACACCAACTAATCCTGAAGCAGTTGGACCAGATACTGAACCAGTTACAGTAAATGCTGTAGCTGAAGTAAATGTCACTGTCCAAATTTCGTCAAGAGCATTAATATCAGTTGCTAAATTTGTCATCTTACCATTACCAACACCAACATATGATGTAGGAGCATAAACAAGACTGAATTGGAAATAATCGTCTGCTGAAAATGGAACTAAACCAGCAGTAACAGTAAGATTCAATTTAGTAGACGTGAATGGAGTACCAACTAAACCATTACCGATGATACCTGAATCTGAACCGATAACTGTAAAATCTGTAGATGAAGTCATAACAACATCGATAAGCTCTGGCTTAACAAATGCTGATGTAGCTGTAATACCAGAGATAGTACCATTGCCTACACCGATTCTAGTTGGTGTAGTTGAAACTGGAGTACCGATACCAACAAAAGATTCTGCTGCATCAGTAAGATCGATATTTGCTCTAACAACAAATGCTCTTGAACCTATTCCTAAGAATTGATTAAGTGCAAAAAGACCATATTCATTGCGTGCATCGCCATGGAACTCATTTCCAGATACATCTTTCCAGAAATATGGAATACCATATAACTGTACTGACTGTCCTAATGACGTTACTGTTCGTACAACTGAATGTTCAACTGTTCCTGCAGCAACTGTTACACCATTAGGTTGTAATTTTTGTTTTCTTGTTGCAACAAAGAAAAGAGGAACTGTCGGCGCAGATGCCGGAATATAAAAAGATTCGTCAATAATTGTGACTGAAACTCCGGGACTAACCAATGTGCTCATATTTAACTCCTTGATAACTATTTAAATGTTGCTAGTTCTAAGACTTCACACTAGCGCTTTCAACTTAATATTTATGAAACTGCCTAAAAAACAGGGCAGATTTCTTATATTATGGACCTCTTGAATCTATTTCTATCTGTGCATATTGATAACCGACTTCAAATGGAACTAGCTCACCATTACTATCATATTCATTAACGAGCATCTTATCCAGATCACCAATTTTAATAGTAATTTTTCTAACTACTTCATCTCTAACATCTACTGGAGCAGAGATATAAATTGGTATATCAAAATTCATTGACCACATAATAATTCTAGAATCTCCGCCTGGTGGCATATTCTCTTCATTATTAATGCTAACAAGTTCAACCTTAGTAATTTTAGTCCAATCAAATGCAGAATCAGATGTCTGAATTTCTAACACTGGATCAAATAACATTAATATCTGTTCTAACATTTGATGCAGCTGATTAGTATTAGATGCATACATTGATAATTCTGTAGACATAATATACGGTATTGGCATTACTCGTACTAATGTAGTAAGATCATCTGGATAAATTCCACCTATAGGCAGAAATACTCTTCTATCAACAACACCCACACCTTTACGATTTGGAGCAAGAGATAAATTCGATATTGATGCAGCCATTGCTGGTAACGAGAATGGTTTATTTTGAGTATTTCCCGCATTAATAGCAGCAACAACCCTATCTTTACTACCAACCGAAATAGGTACTGTTATAAATTCTTTTTCACCACATTCGCCATTACCTGTTTGAACTGATAATCCGGTAAAAATTGAACAAAATTGAAGCAAGTAGCTTCTCAATTGTCCTTCATAAAAATGTTCTGTTATCATATTATTGTCCTGTCATTTTCTTAAAATCTGCTCTATTTTCTATTTCATTACCAAAGAAGTCATCAATCATTTTAGTAGTTAATCCGACTTTCTTTGCTTCCATTTTAAAGAATACACGTTCTTTAGGTTCCATAGTTTTATTCATCTTATGAAGAACATTCCTTGAACCATTTATAATATCAAGAAGCAATTCAGCTTTTCCTGTTCCACCTTCTGGGAATCTTTCATACTGTGTCCAGTCCTGATAAAATCTATCAACCCCATCAACACTCTTGAAGTAGTTATAGATTCTTGTTAACTCAACCGGAATAGAACTATTTTTATCTATGGGAGTATTTGCTAATTTATCATTTGCTTTACTAAAAATGGCAGATGCTTTTTTAAGATATTCTTTTCTCTCTAGATTAGTATCACAAGCAATTTCGACAACAGCAACAAAACGCATAATTGTTTCTATTACCGTTTCAATTGAAGATTGACTATTATAATCCTTACCACCAGTGACTCTAAATTCTAGGTAACCTTGTTCAATTTTTCCCAAATTTACTGTATGATATTTTCCTGTGCTTAGAATACTCCAAGAAGAATGTAGCATTTCCTTTTCATTTTTTGGTAATTTTCCTTCATTTCCAATAGCTTTTAAAATATAATCAATGTGTTGCTTTGCAAATGTATTTGTTAATCTGTCAAACTGATTAGCGACATAGCGTTCACCCATAAACAAAACTAATTTAAGCGGATCTATTTTTTCTTTAAGATCTGGAATACTAATATTTATGTGTAGTCCTGTTGACGAATTAGTTTCAAAATCATTTAACCTCATCCACGTCGCAACTTCTTTTAAGTGCTCAACAGCTTTTGTTAATGGTAATGGCGGTGTAACTAATTCTACACCGAAACCATCACCCTCAATTGAAGTATCTTCTTCAACATACCATTGATCAAGTGATTTGTTTGTTGTTTTTGTTCCATTAGCAAAACGTGGCTTTATATTAAATCTTTTATTAAAGCTGCTAATGACATTTAGAAATGTCTGATTTTTATCATCGTCATTATCAGCTTCTGGAAGCTCTGTGTATACCCGCGCTGCGGTTGAGTTCTCGTCGTAACCGTATTTCGGTTCTAAATCATACTCATTCACAAAACCTTCAGCATCGTCATATACAGCTTTAATCCAATCGTCAAGAGTAGTGCTATCGTTTTTGTCGAAGTCTTTGCCAGCCATATCTTCAGCATGATCTTCATTATTCTCGTCTGGATCTAAATAATCATCCATATGATCTGCAATATAATTATTACGAAGTTCAGATATATAAATGTTAAAATCGCGAGTCATAGCCCGTTCATCACCAGCAGACTGATCAAAATACTCTAGAATCTTATCAAGAGTTTTTAATGAATCAACTCTTACTGAATCAGTTGACATAAGTGGATCATCTCTATAATAATGAACAGTATCCTCAGGCACAAGCATTTCAAACTCAAATCCTACTAAAGCTGTATCTCCATAGCGCTTTGCTATGTCGACATATGTTGCCGAATTCATTGCCTTCTCAATTAAGAAATCTTTAAATCTCATTAGTCGTCCTCATTCCAATCCATCATGCCATTATATAACTTAACAGCACCTTTATAAATTAAACTATCTGTTTTAAACCAAGCTGTTGATTCGACATCCCAGCCATCTGTAAACTTATCTGAATCCCTGCTTTGCCAGCCACTATGATGCACACTATCAAAATGTTTAGCCATTGAATCCCATGGAAAATTACCGCGCATCTTCCAAGTTCCATATTGTGATGCTGCCCACTCAGAATTTTTCTTCGTTAGTTGAGCAGCATCTTCTGCCCATTCATAATATCTATCTAGGTATTCAGAATCATATATAATTGCTGTAGGTTTAATCTCAAACAGAAATCCATAATCAGTCTGCCAATGTGGATATCTTTCTTTAACGAATTGATACCAATCACTTGACCATGTTCCATCAGGCCTTTTAAATGCACTTGATGTCCAAAATGCATGGTGAGGTTTATTATCGCCTGGTGGAGAGTCATGAAAAGCCGTTAATATTGGTGCCATTTCTTCTTTTATGGTGTATAAATCATTAACTTCTTTTTTAGCTTGTGCGTATCTCCGCTCACGATCACGTTCAATCTGTACATTTGGATCTCTACGTTTAGGAACGAACAATTGAAGTTCTTTATGTACTCTATTATCCGTGAAGGTAGATTGAATACGTCTCAACTCCGCATAGACTTTATCCTCCTCTGGCCACGGAGTTTCAGGTGGAACCTTTGGTTTTCTAGGAGCTTCTAAAAAGGTTTTAAATCGCATCATATTGTTTTCTTTGAAAGGCCCTGCTTAGTTGATGACTCTAAAATATTTCTAACAGATGGTTTATGAGAACTATAAACACCGCGTTTATCGGACTCTAAGAATAACCAACGATTTTTAATTACTGAGAATCTAAATAGTCTTGGAGGAATATTAGTCTCTGGTGGGTAATATAATCTAAAATAATCACCATCAGCAACAGCAGACGGATCTGGCAATTTAAATCCTTCACCATACGGTTGATCTTGTGGTGGTAAACCATCTTCAATATAAATGTTTTGTTTACCTTTATGTTCAGAAGATGGTGGTTGCCCCTTGAGATTAACCGGTGGTTTAATTGGTGGTAAAGGTTGACCTACTACATGTCGTTGATCATCCGATCCTCTTTCTGGTACTGCGTTTGCTGCGTCTTTAGCAATTTCTTCTGTGATAGTAAGTGGCGCAGTATTTATCTGTTCACCAATCATGTCACCGAGGATTGAATCCGCAATAAGATACTTTTGGGTATCCATAGTTCCAAATATGTCTCTAGTTTCCTGAGACGATACAGCTTGCTGTCCAGAGAATCTATATATCGTAGGTCTCCAAGAAGTACTAAATCCTTCAGCAGCCCAGCCAGTGTCTGTTATTTCTACAAATTTTCTAACTGGCTTTAAATTTTGATCATACTGTAGCTCAGGAGTTACTTCAATAATATCACCAGTAACTAGTGGACGACCCAAAGCATTAACCATAGCAACGAATGATATGGTAAAAGAATACTGATCTAAGATGCTTAATCCAAATCTGCTTAAATCTGAAATAGAATCTGCAGGTGCATATTGAACCTTTAACGGTATAGGAGTAATAGAATAATCTCTGTCTCTATTTTCATTAAAGAATAAATCCTGTACATTATTAATATCCGTTGGAGCAGAATCTAAGACATCAAATGCTGATACTTCCCAACTACCTGTACCAGAAAACAATGTGGGAGTAACTCTAATAGCTTTAACATTAATGCCTGACTGTAAATTTAATGTCTGTGGTAAAGGAGACTGAATTAAATTAAAAATACCAGCTCTCTGCCAAACATAATTAACAGGGATAGTAAATTGGTCACCTCCAACAAATGGTACTGTACCAACGTTTATAACGAAATTTGCATATGTGCTAAAAAATGGGATGCCTATAGTAGCAGTGTTCAATCCTATAACTGAATTATCTGGCAGAGTTGCATAAACGTTAAACGTTGAAGATGTTATAGCTATAACAGTAATTGCACCCTGTGTTATATCTGATCCTAATCCATTTACAGTTATTGTTCCATTGCCTGTACCAGAGAATATTGGTGTAGTATATTCGCACTCTCCAGTTGCAACCTCAACCTTTACTTGTCTAGCCCATTCATTTGGAGTATTGCCTTGAGTGATAGCGATTGCTGCCACCTTAGTCCATTTAGTTTTTATGGGTTCGTATTCAGTAGTACCAGAAGGTAACCGTTTAATACCGAAGTCTATTCCAATATATGCCTGAGATGAAACTACTGAAGAACCAGCCTGAAGACTGCGCCAAGGTGTCACACCACCATTAACACCAGTAATAGGATATCCAGGAAATGATACAGAATTTACTAATTTTCCTAAAGACAACAATGATCCATTGCCCTGCTCATGTACACCCAACAATTTAAAAACATTGATTGGAGCACCAGAAATATTTAGCACTTCTGCTATATAGGATTCCTGTCTCTTCTGATCATTGTTAGCACATTCATCTGGAGTTAAAGTGGAAATTTCCCACTCACCCATGCATGGCTTAAATGGGGTATAAGGTCCAAGACCTGGAACTGTAGGTGGATTATTAGGGTTGTTTAAACTACCGCCACCATTTTCGCAAGGTAAAGTTGCCATTATATCTCTTTCCTTGTTCTATAATGTTTCTCATATAATGTATTATCTATTGATAATGCTCTAAATCCACTCACAAACTTTCTGTTTATTAGTGTTTTATACATTCGTGATTGAGATATATTTTGTTCAATGCAGAAATTTTTTAGATTTATAATTTTAAAAATTTCTGCATTTTCTTTCTCAATCGTCCAAGTTTTAGCCTGCCGTGTCTTTATTATAGTTTTAGACGCCAAATTTTTAACTTGGCCTTCGGACATTTTAGCAACAGTTTCAGCAGAGCGTTTTTTGCCTCTATGAAAAGATGCGCATTTCTCAATATGTTCCAGTGACATAGGAGGTCTGTTGTTTGCTGCTTTAATCTGTTTTTGTAGCATTTTATCCTTAGCTTCACTTGACATATTGTTTAATCCAGCTTTTACCTTATCACTTCTAATTTTAGCATAATCTTTATCTGAAAATAATTTTGCTAAAGCTGCTTTTTGAACCTTAGACATATTTAACTTCTGTTCATCTGTCCGTTTAACATCTCTAATCTTAGCTACTCTTTTTTCTATATGTTCTGACGTTTGACTAGGTCGTTGATAGCCACTAGCTAATAAATCAGCCCACATTTTCTTTAATGATGCTGACATCTTTTCTCTTGTTTCTGCTTTTAGCGCTTTACCTGGTTGATTTCCTGTTCCTCCAGATCTAATGTTCATGCACATTTTATTTAATCGAAGTTCTGGAGTAATTATCTGTTCCTCACGTAATGATAATGATTTTCTATCTTGTAAGAGCTCGATTACTTCACACGTATGATTTTCTCTGCCATATTTTTTAATAGACCTAGATAATATTGACCCACTCCCCAAATATCCATCATTTAAGTTATCAGTTGAGTGCATACCTAAATAAAATTTCCCAGTAATAGTACAAGTAGTTTTATAGATTATATGATATTTTCTATATTCAGCTCTGTTCATAATGATCTCCATTTTATTTGACTATCTATTTATTGATGTCTGCTAAAATGTGTTCTACCCAATTAACACTGATGCATTGCCAAATTGTAAGCCACCATTGCCAACTTCAAAGTCTGTAATTTGACGTAGTAATTCATTTTGCTGTTCTGTAGCCATTGATAATAAGGTATCGCCATTCATTGTAATACCACCATTTGGACCAGGAAGATTACCATACTTCGTTCTAATCATACCTAACATTTCCATAAGCTCTGACATAGCCCAACCTTGAAGCCACTGTTTAGCCCATCTGTCTAAAAGCAATTCTTGTTCAGTTCTTTCCATGACAACTTCTAGAACTACACGCTCTTCATCAGTATTAATTCTTCTTAGAATCATTAACTGTCTAGAAGCTTCATCCCATGTAAACACTAAATTACCAGCAAATATCTTTTCAAACGTTTCTGATAATTGAGCCATTAAGTGAATAGAAAGTAGATCAACGTTCTGAGTTTGAAATAATTGATTGAAGAATGCCTGTGCATATAAACCATTCTCTGAAGATAATGAACTGATACCAAGCATATTTACGCGGTGAATTTTAATTATGTCAACAATCTTATCTGTCTTATCTCTAGGATCATTTAGGTAATAAGTCGATTGTCCACGTACAATTGTAAATGAAATATGTCTGTGCGAGTATGCATTATCAGCTCGACGTCTAAATTCATCAAGAGCATTATCAATGGCAATATTAAATTGTTCTTCAGATAACTCAACGCAGACTTGCGGGTAACCCATTTGATGCTTTAAGATTTTCATTAAGCGCAGACGCTCATCATATGAACCATCTGTACCAATACCAATTTTGTCCGATGTTGGTGCACCTTCTTCAGCTGTATCAGCTTTAACCCAAACACTTCCATCCCAAACAACCAAATCTTTAGCCGATGAATTATAGAAAAAATCTCCAATTGATGGGATTAAAGGATCAAATTGATTGGCGTATGTATCCCCAATGACAATGTTTTCCCATACAGCTGGACCAGTTAAAACTTGAATTAAATCTGGTGTAACTATAAACCAAGAACCCATAGTGAACACACTTAACTCGAAAGTTGGTGGTGCTGACTGCTGTTGTTTCTTTGTTAAATAAATAAAATCGCCGGCTATTGGGGATAATGGATACGCAGAAGCTAGCACAATGCTGTTAAACGGTACCCAAGTAGGTCCAAGTTTTACTCTTGTATTTAACGCGCTGCAGTTATTCCAAATACCACCACTAAAATATTTTAAATTCAAATCAATTGAATTAAAAAATAGTTGCTTTTTAGAAATAGGTTCTCTTTGTCCAATTGGGACTGTTTTCTGATTAGATTGTACCCAAGCAGTAAGATTATCATTCCACACCATTACTTGATTTGTTACTGGATCAAAGTATGCTTGTCCATTAGTTGGATTTTTTGGAACTACTACTGAAGTCGGTATCGATCCAGCATATGAATCTGAACTTTTTTCGAAGCGTGATGATTCTAACGGATACGATTGAGTACCTATGGTATAATACTGAAGAACATTAGATGCTGCATGAATAGAAGCATAATACACTTTATTCGGATCAACATTGGAAACATCAACAGATAGATTTGTTGCAACATTATCACCGAAGAAGCCGTAAGCTGCTGCGATAATATGTGCATGATCAATAGTATCAGCTGGTGCAGCCCAATTATTTGAAGCTAAATATTTCGTGCCATCTACTGGAAAATTCGATGCGCTGAATGTTTCTTCGGATAACATAACAACAAAACCATTATATGCTTGTGGTGTTGCTGGAATATTCCAAGTAACTCTTAATGTTGTAGAGTCTAATTTGTTTACTGCCACAGCCATACTGCGACCATCTATCCACAGTTCATGTGTTGTTAATTGAATATTAGCCATTTGTTCCCTGCATTAATAAGTTAAAGTATATCTTATATTTATTGTTAATCATTTTTATAGCCCTCTTCTTTCCAAGTAGCTATGTAATCTAATACATTAATGGTTGCTTTCCATTTTCTTGGCCATAATCGTTTATCTGCTTTTGTTCTTACTGGCTCAACACGTCCTGGTCCATACAAAATCGGAACAATTCCAAAGGCTTCAGCTATATCCTTAACCGAAACAGAATCATCACCAGCTCCTAATTCGTAAGTATGTTTATTAGTTTGCATAATCATTTCAGATCTGATTAATTTCAAACCATTAACTATATCATCTACATGGGTAAAATCTCTAGTATATGAACCATCACCATTAATAACTATTGGTGTATATGCTAATAGAGATTTTTTGCACTGCTTAAGAAGTGTAGTTGCGTGTCCATAATCAGCTTCACCTGGACCATATACGTTAAATAGTCTTGCTGCAACCGCATTGATATCAAAAGAATTTCTGTATGTTTCAAGCATCTGTTCTCCAATTTTTTTAGATAGGGCATATGGATTACGCGTGGAATCAGCCCACACTGTAGAGCTACTAGATATAAAAATCAGTTTAGTATTTGGATGTCGTCTACAGTAACCTAATATTTCTATTAACGGATTAATATTATTGCTGAGAACTTCTTCAGGTTTTTCTAAACCTATAGACATTCTAGGTGTAGCAGCTAAATGATAAATTGTATCAAACTCTTCCGATGTATTATATAAAGATGGAAGAACTTCAATGCTATGAATTTCCTTCATTAAAATATAAGCATCCTTTATCTCAGTCTTTGACGCGAAGTTTGTCTTATCAACAATGTCACAGCATGTTACCCTATGACCATCCTCCATAAATGATTTTACTAGATGAGTGCCAATAAAACCATGTCCACCGGTGATAAGTATATTTGCCATTTGTCTGATGATTATTAAAATAAATATTGATATTACTATTTAAGGATTTTTATGTCAATACCTGATCGAATAAAAGCTAAGCCTCATATGTTCATGCCAGGTCAGACAGTACAGGGTGCTGTCAAACAATACAACCTGTATGATACTACTAAGGAAGAAATAATAGAACTAATGGCGCAGTTTAATAAGATTAACGATAATGCAATACCTAAACCTGGTATGAATATGATGATACCGATTTTGTCGAGACACTGTGAAACTGTCTTTGGACAAAAATAAAGCTGCTTAAATAAGCAGCTTTAAGAACTAATTAAGATATTCCAAAAGAACATCTATTTTACCTTCTAGTTCAACCTTTTTAACAGATAAGCTAGCGATAGCAGCCTGAACTTTATCGTGCCCATGTGTTGATGCATATTTCTTAAAATCAACTATTTGTAAATGCGTAATAGTTGCTGATACCAATTTGTGTTCCGCTATCAGCGAGTCACAATATTCTTTAGTGAATATGTCCATGTGCAATTCCTTTTTCTTATCTGATGTTTTAAATATACGTGAAAATAGTTTCATAGTATATTTATCCAAACATAATCAGAGAAAAGAATCTATTCTGTATATCCTCTGCTTTTTGCTCTCATGCCACTTAAAATGATTTGAGATTTTGGATCAGTTACATATTTGGATAATACTGGATCTTTTTCAGGATTATCTCTAAACACGTAACCTGGACGTTTAGCACCAATGTTCTTAATAACTTTTTTCGTATTGGCATCTAATAGATAAAAGTCATCATCATTGAATGCTTCCGCTATAACAGCAAATGAATGTAATTCAAATAATTTCATTTTGTTTCCTCTTTACATTTCCTGATCAGCAGGAATAAAATATGTTTGTTTTTCTTCTTTGTTAGGTGGATCGACCCTAGCAAATATCTTATCTGCAACTTTAAACAAGCTGATAATCCAAGGACCAACAGCCGTATCAATTAATTTATGCTGCGTTTCTTTAGCTCGCTGTAATAGTTTATCATCGACATCATCAACAACTCTAATGTCTAAAGTTCCTAATAAATCCCTAGCTATTAATGCTGCTTGTTGTCTAATAGCCATTTCTGTTAGAAACTCTTTGAATGTTATTTTCATAATCTATGTTCGCGATGCTCTAATATTGAATTAATGGCATCACATACAGCAATATAACTTCTCTTATTATATGCATTCAAACCAGTCTGATTAACATTATGTCGTCCTTCTCTGGAATCTTTAATAGCTACTTCCATCTTGTAAACGATGTCATTTACATTTGTTGGGTCTGCATAATATCTTGATGAGACCCAATCGATTTCTTTCGATACAACAACTGGTACACCAACTGAAACTGCATCTGCAGATACAATATTGAATGTTTCGCTGAAACTTACTTGCAACGATATATCCATCTTATCCATGAGCTGAATAAATTCTACGTGTGGCATCCATTCATGTTCAATTAAAGTTGCATGCTGAGAATTTTTAAACACGGCTCTAATATTCTTAATTGAAGGATTTCCACCATCGCCCTCAACTCGACCAGAGTTAATGTGGAAGTAAACATGAATATCATTTTTCTTAGCATAGCGAACTGCTGCTGTCGCTTGGACTAATTGATTTTTAAGAAGTCTAATAGCACCGAAGCATCCCACATTGATCTCTTTCTTTGGATCTCTGTGATTATGTTCAATGATTTTTGCACAATGAATTCCTAAAAAGTGAAGAACATTTCCAAAGAAGCTATGTTCTACCTGTCTGTGCGGTAGTTCTCCAACAAAATTTTCTGCAATATAATAGTTAGGGAAATACAAGATTTTCTGTTCTACTTTTCTATCTTGCCTATCAGTGTAATTTTCGAGAACGATATCAGTCAAATCCTCTAATGATGATCTGGTGTTAGTTGCTATGTAAACATTTTTAATGGCTACATATCGGCTAAGCCAGTCTAAAGCGTTACCTTCGCCAGCTAAAAACGGCATGTTACTATGTCCACGAATTAACCACTTAACTTTTGGATGAAGTTTGGTAAGTATTTCAAATTTCTCCGGTACAACCCAAACAGCTTCAATTACAACTAGATCAGGCTTAAATGAATTTACTTCTCTATCAATATCATTATTATCCTTAACTTGAATCAATTTTGATTCACAATGCTTTCCATCTAATCCATGTATCTCAAGCATCTCAGTTATCATGCTTGCAGAATTATATAGACCGGACGATAGGCCACCTCCGTGACTATATGGACCATTATTGTTATCACGATATTTTAATATAAAAAGTATTTTTTTCATTTTACTGCTCTTCGGGTTGATGATAGTGGATGTGTGTAACGTTTTTATTATAAATCTATTTATACATCTATCTCCGGAGCAAAAATAAACCTGCAAAAAGAGCAGGCTTATCAGTGTTTATTTAGGCAGCTTTAATTCCGATTACATGGTATTCTAAACCCAAAGCTTTAGCTAATTTCTTCGCTTTAGATACATGCTTTGCAGTCACAGCTCCTTCTAAAGCACCCTTAAACATTTCTAAATCTGAACCATCTTTTGATCCAAATTTATTGCCACGTTTAAAGAATGCTCCAGCAAAAATATCGTCAATTGCATCTGCAAAATTTTCTTTAGTAGCCTTTAATTTGCCTTCTTTAGCATTTCCAAGTGCATCATATTCAGTTGGAGTTCCATCTGGCTGGGTATGATAGTTTGAAGACTTAGAATCAAATCTATCCCAACCACTATTAGCTTCTTTTATATCTGAAGATGAGATTGCAATTTGCCATGGAGTGTCGTGATCTTTCCCAGTAAAAAGATCTCGTTGAACAACCTTTACTTTCCAACCACCAAAACCAGCTTTTGATAATCTGTTTGCAATTACTTTCGCGGCAGTTTCACTCTGAAGCGGGGTTGATTCTTGAGTCACCCATTCAACTTCTCTCTTATTTGGAAAAACATCCCAAGATTTAAAACGACTGGCATCTGGAAGAAACTTCTCAGATCCTCTAACTACTGCTTCAATTGCTTTAGTTTCAGCCTTGATGTCAACAGCTTCATTTATTTGAATTAATTCTTTTAATAACATTTTAGTCTTCCTTATCCGTGAAGATTGATTGATCCACATTTACTCCAAAACCACCGGTTAAATCATAGACATTAATATTTTCTACTTTGCTTCCGTGTACATCACAGCTAAATTCTACTGTTCCTTTTCCATGCTTAGAAGGATTGTCAAGGTTTTCCCAATTGAAAAATCCTTTGTAGTGATTTTGTTCTCTATTATAATTGTCAAGAGATATAAAATCAAAATCAATTTCTGGAACCAAGTCATTCATATAGCCAGACATTTTATCCATTATAACTTGATGTTGTTTTTCATCAGTAGACTCTTTCAAAGCTAATAATTCTTTTAGTAACATTTTAATTTCCTAACCAGGGATTAATTGATAGATCTATTTATACATCCAACTCCGGAGCCAAAATAAACCTGCCGAAGCAGGTTTATTTTGGAGCTTTTTCGATTAAACGAAAGAAAGATTTGCTACACTTATGCGACCATAATAGTCAGCTGAATTGCCAAGAGATGTTGCGCTAGAGGTAAATGTTGCTTTACCGTAACGAGTCATCAATGAAACGTGAGGGTTGAACGTATTAGGATCAACAACAACACCAGAAGACATCAATGGTACGTATGGGCAGTAGAAGTAACCTGAATCCATTTCACCAGAACCACCTTTGTAACCAATCAAGATTGGCTCAGTACCTGCATCGTGGTAGATGTATGTGTAAACTTTGATAGAACCGTTTAAAGTACCAACAAGTTTAGTGTTGTTTGGACCATCGAAGGAACCAGCAACAGCAGGAGCAAATACTGATTTAGATGCTGACTGCAATACTGATACAACTAATGGAGAAACTACGATCCAGTTAGCTGGGCCACGGCGTGTTTTACGTGCGATTTCGTTAGAAATCTTGTTGATAAGAACACCAAGAACTGCATGACGATCACCAACATAGTTAGGAACACCAGTGAAGGTACCTGCCATGTCGAAAGAATCAGTAGTACCTGCAAGTGCGATCAAATCATTGATGATTTCATTGTCGATTTCAGAAACGATTGCTGAAGATAATGAAGAAGTGATTTCAGCTTCAAGGTCAAGACCATGAGATGCTTTCAAATCTTGCATTGCTTCTGGAGTCCAACGAGCTTGTAGCTTACGTGAACCAGCAGTAACAGTTTGTTTCAATACTTCAAGTGTTAATGAACGACCACCGAATGCTTCATAGTCAGATGTTGATGCAGCCACACCTGTTGAAGTACCTGCAGCTGGACCACCGGAAGGAGCTGGTGCATCAGATGTAGAATAGAAACGTTTAGTCTTCGAATTGTTACCGAAGATTTCATCGCCTGTATTGATGTCATCTGCTAAGCCGCCATTTAAAGTACCTGGAAGTGCAGTTGTAACAACGTTATCAGCGAATAAGAAACGCATAGAATACACAAGACCTACTGGACCAGACATTGGCTGAACACCTACCAATTCTGTTGCAATAGTTCCAGGGATAATACGTCGAATCATTGGGATTACGATTTTCTGGAAGTTGCCGATAGCACCTGCAGCATTAGTACCTGCTCCAGCTGTTTCTTTCAAGTGTTGCATTTGGTTTTCTAGTACTGGACCGAGAATACGCTTCTTGTTTTCAGGCAAACCCTCAAGAAGTGTATCTTTGGTTTCTTGCCAATTTTCAAATAGTTCCATTGAATATCTCCTTGTGGAATTAGTTAGTCATACCAGCAAGTTTTCTCAAATGAGCAAACTTATCTGATACAGGTGAAGGTTGAACCAATGTTGGTGCATCCCCTGTTAAAACAACCGACTCAGTTAACTGGGCTGGCTTTTCTACTGCGATAGCAGCTGGTGCTGAAGCATCTTCTTTCAAAATACGATCGATGAACTGAGCATATGCTTCTTCAAGACGTGCAGTTTTAACTGATTGAAGAACGAACAACATCTGTTCTTTCTTTTTGCCAGTCAATGGTGCAAGCATTTTTTCTAGTTTAGCTTCACGAACTAAAGTAGCTTGAGATTCCTCTAAAGTACCGATAGTCTGTTCTGCATCTTCTAGTTTAGCAATTGCTACAGCCAATTTAGCCTGTACTGAATCTTCATCAGTATGGGACTTATTAAATTCTGTTGCATATGCTTCGAATATTTTGCGGCCAAACTCATTTTGTTTGACAATTTCTAGGTCTTCGCGAAGTTCTTCGAACTCTTCATTAAGACGTAGCTCAAAGAAAGCGTCCATCTTATCGACAAGTTTGTCTAGTTCTTCTGAAAGCGTTGCTGCGATTGAGTGTTTTTCTTCAACGATCTTTTCTGCATATTCTGCTTCGAGGTCGCGGAAACGTTCAATATCATTTTTAAGTTCTTGAATTTCTTCATCGAGCTTTTTAGATACAAACGATTCAACATTTTCAATCAAAGAATCACGTTCGCTGGTCCACTGTTCGGCAATTTCAGCTCGTACTGTCATAGACACTTCTTCGCGAACAATAGTTTTATATTGTTCAACAGAAGCTGTCCACTCGGTAGAAATTGAAGCTTTTGCTTCTTCACTTAGTAGATCAGAGTTTAGCAATTTCTGAAGGATTTCATCCATGCGTTTCTCCTTTGTTTTAATTGGGAAATTAGAGACTTGAAATAGCCGCCTCTAACGGCTTGAATTTTAACGCATTTGACAAAATAAACTGTACAAACTCGCATTAACCGTACGAATTTATTTATAAGGAAGCGCAAAAATTCATTAAAAACTTTACTTATTCGTCATCAGAAGTAATTTCATCATCAGCGGGCGCCTCTTGTGGAGCCAGACCTGCAACATCTTTCATTTTAGCTGAAAGATATCCATGCAAATCCATAGATGCTTCTTCCGGTTTATCATTAATAAGATTATTTAGCATATTCTTAAGAGCTTCTCGTTTATCCATTATATGTATCTCCTTCGATTTAAAAAATTTGAGAGACTACCGGCCTCTCAACGGTATATTTACTTATTATTCTTCCTGCTCTTCTGATTCTATTGATGCTTTACCATCTTCAAAACCTGCTTCATAAACTTTATTGATAAGATCGGCCAATTCATCACCAGTCTTTCCTTCAACTTTAGCAGCAATTTTTGTTACTATAGATGGAAGTTCTTCCTCTTCGCCTTCTACTTTTTCTTCATCTGGAGTTTCAGATTCTTCATCATCTTCTTTAACTAATTCTGGAAGACCAGCTAGTTTTCTAAATAAATCCATATCTTCATTTAATTTAACTGAAGTCTTTTTTACTTTAGCTTTTGTTTCTGATAGTCCAGCTAATTGTCGCAAACGTTGATTATCCATTATGCTTCTTCCTCTTCATTAGGTTGTTCTTCCATAGATGCAGCACCATCTTTAACCGCTTCATCATAAAGATGTTGTATAATTGCAACTAGCTCATCGCCGGTTTTACCTTCTGCATCTGCAGCAGCCTTCATAACTGCTTCTGGGAATGCAGGTTTTTCTTCCTCAGCATTATCAGTTGGATCTTCATCCTTCTCATCTACAATTTCTGGTTCCGGTGTTGCAGGAATTTCTGTTGCTGGTCCAGATGGAGTAACGACTGGCTGGTCTGGCGTCATTGCTGGTGGTCCGCCTGCAGTCGTAGAAGGAATTGCTGGAAGACCAGCAATTCGTCTAAATTCATCACCCATTGAAACAGTCACTGGACCTGTAGCATGACCAGCTAATGGAGTTAATGCATAATTTTCTCTAACTGTTGGTAGACCAGCAAGTTGGCGTATTCTATTTTTATTCATAATATTATGATGCCTCTACTAAGTGATCGTACAATGCTTCTAGTGCTTCAATAGCTTCGTCAAGTTTTTCTTTGACACCCTTAGACATTTCATTTGCTTCTGTACTATAATTAGAATCTGTAACTTTCATGTATTCTATCCATGCATGAGAATCTAATTTAGCTTGTGCTTGACCTAATAATTTTTCTAATTTATTGAATTCGCTTTCAAATTCAGAAGAGTCCCAAAGATCATCTGAATGACCAAAAGATTCATTTATTGATTCTTCTACAGTAATTTCTTCATCTAATGAATATGTAGCAACTTTAACTGATTCAACTATCTTATAGGAGATCATTACCTTCTTAGGAACGAATTTAGAGAATTGACTCTTCATATCCCATTGATCATTGTTAATTTTAGCATTTGATTCTGCTTTTTTGAAAGCATTATACTTAATTGCTTTGTTTATATCTTGAACTAAGTCTTGATCATCTGCTGCAAAATAACCCTTAATAGCACCATTGCGATTAACAAGAGCAACAACGTATGTTTCATCTGGAGTTTTACCTTCAGTAAGTGGTAAAAGTTCTTTTAAAAGATTCATAATTATTTTCCAGTTAATGACTTGATAAATTTCTTAACTTCAGCTTCAAAGTATTTTTGAGCTTTAGGATCATGAACTACAGCTTCAGCAAGAGTAATAATCTTTGTGTGCTCAAGTGATTCACGAACAACATCTGGATAGCAACCTGGACCTGACGGTTGAGCAACGATATCTAAAGTAACGAATGCAAAGTCTTCAACTACACCCTCAGAAGTAACGTTACCAGTACCTCGTGAAGATACACCAAGCTTTACACCACCATTAATTAACTGTTGTACAATATTTCCAGAAGGTGTATTTAAAATTTTACATTTACCTACCGCATTGTCACCATCCATCCAAGCTTCAGTAATAATGTGAGATACATTTTTAAGATCGATTGAAAGATTGTCTGGGTGATTTAATTCACCTAAGATGTATTGCTGTTCTTTAGCTTTTTCAGAAATAAATGCTACTGCACGTTCAATTTCTGATTTTGGGTAAATTCGCTGATTAAGATTCTTCTGCTCTGCAGTCATAATTCTACCAGCAAGATACAAATTCTTTTCTGCGTCTCGTGATTCCATTAAAGCTGCTTCTGCTGGATTAAATCTTTCGATTAGTAACTGTTTTTGCATCTAATTCTCCTGTTTCATAGATGAGACTATTTATTGCGCAAGGGGCAACTATAAACTTATTTATAGTTGCCCCTTGCATTAACTGACTTATTGAGTAGACAGATCAGGTTCCTCTTCTTTAGGAGGTTCTTCATCCGGTACTGGCTCTTCAGGAATTTCAACTTCTACTTCTTTCCTATTATCGTAAACTGCTGGATCGTAAATCTGTTGAAGTTGATCAACTGCTAATTGATCTTCAATATGTCGCTCTTGTTTAAGGAGAGCTTCATTCATTTGAATATCATCTTCAGTTAAACCTAAATAACGCTTCATAATGAATCTACGTGATAAGTATTTCACGCCTTCAACAGCATTAAATGTGTTGATAAGATCGGCATCTAAAGCTGCTTGTTTATAAATTGCAAAATTTTGAGGCTCTGGTAATTTCAATTTAAAAATTTCAGTATCAATATTGATACCGGTTACTTTTAAGTAGATTTTAAACTGCTCATCAAAAATATTTTCAACTGATGACTGTAAACGTTGAATATAATTCGCAAATCGTTGTTCTTCAACATAAGCAATACCAACCTTACCATCATTATAAACACCACCACCTGTCTCTTGACCTTTCATATATGAAGTAGGGACACGAAGAGCTCGGAATACCTTGTTCATAAAGTAATCTAATTCTGGAATTTCCCATGATGCTCCGCCTGGAAGTGTTTCAACTCTTGAACCTCGGCCGGCTGCAGTAGTTGGAAAGAAATAGTCTTCTTGAATTGATTCTGGATTATAAACTGAATCTGTTTGATTTGCGTTACCCGTATTAGGAGCTCGCTTCTGACGAATATCATTTTTAATCTGTTCGATATGCTGTTTAACTCGTTGAGGTGGCATATTACCAACGTCAATATAGAACACTCGTCGTTCTGGAGCTCTAACAATCCTATAAATGATTGCTGAATTTTCAAGCATTACCAATTTTTGGTAATCGTTAAATGCTGACTGAAGAATAGATAATCCAAATGGTGCTGAGTCTCCCATTTCATTCGACAATGTAAAATGAATTATAGCATTAACAGGAGAAATTTCAACTGAATCATTTTTACCAGCATTAGAAGTTAATTGGCTGGCAAAACTTGAAGGGCGAATATGATATGCCACGGTCTCACCTTCTGCATTAACTTCTATTCCTATAACTCTAGTGGGATCAACGTACTCCCATTTTTTAGTATCAGATGTTTTTCTAAAAAAGCAATCACCGTATTTTACTAATGTTCTAGAAATATTAAACACTTTAGTATTGAGAGAATGGAACGTAGTCCAGTGTCTTAATGCTGAACGAATTGTTGTTGCTGTGGTATCTTCGATATCTTGATTTTCTTCAGTTTGATAATCAATAATGAATGGTAAACCTGTTCGTTTATCAGCGGTTGAAATTTCCTCTGCAACAATATCTAGTGCTCTTGATATGTCACCACTATCCATACCATCATATTGTTTATAGCGCTGAAGTCTTGCACCGGCACCCTTAAGTAGATTTGAAAACCATGATGTGGAAGAATATGCTGCATGTCCTGCAGCATTTAAATTTTGACCGTCATCTAGAGTAGCTGTTGGTTTGGCATATGAAGCTTTACGAGTAGCTGGAGTAACTATCCTCCAGTAATTGGTCCAATGTGTCATACGTTTGATATTCCTGTTATGAAGCCTAATGATGTAGGCATTGAGCGGGGTGTTAATAATGAATGATTGCTATTTGTTTTTAATCCATCTTCTGATATTTTTGTTAATAGATCTACAGTCTGAGAAAGCGATGTAGCTATAGCTACAAGTTGTTCTTTAGCAGATAAATCGGAAACATTAACTATTTTATCATTAGCAACTGATTCAGTTGAAGTTGAGGTACCTTGTTTATCAGCCTGGGTATCATTCACCTTATTATTTACATTCTGGGCTGCGACAATATTCGCAGGTTCAATGATTGAAGGTTGAAATGTTGGGGCAATATTAGATGCAGTTTGCTGTTGCAAGTTAACCATTGGTGTATTGGCTGCCGCTGCAGTAGCACTAAGTGCAGAAATTGTATTTGCAGATTCAGCAAATGCTTTGTTTATTTTAGGTTCGTCTGAAGATATTGCATTGGCTATAGCACCACCACCTTCTTTGCCTAACCATCCACCAATAGCACCACCAATAGCACCACCAATAACTGCGCCAACAACTGGAATAGGAATTAATACTTGTCCTATTCCAGCTCCAATTAAACCGGCCGTACCTGCTCCAGCTAATCCACCTACTAGTTTACCACCCTGAATATTAGCTTCTTTGTTTGATATTGCTCCAGACTTTCTCTGATCTTCTATATCTGTGGCACTGCTGAGCGCGGATATTCCCTCTAGTACTGTTAAGCCAGCAAGAAGTTTATTGCCGCCAAGGAATTTTGATGCTTTTCCAGCACCATTTTTAACACTACTCCAAACACTGGAACCTTTGGCGCCGCCTGCGCCTGCTGGGGAACCTGCAGTTGGTACAGTAGTAGACATCGGTAAACCATTGGCTCCAAGTATTCCAGACCCCGCGGCAACTGTTGCTGTCCCACCGAGCGCGGTTGCAATTTTTCCGACTATTCCACCCTTACCAGCCACCGCATTAGTAATACCACCAAGTACTCCTTTGCCACCAAGTGCGCCAGCAGCCATAGACAACTGATAAGTAAATGCAACTAATGATCCTATAGCTGAAACTATTGCAGTTGGGAATGCTAATCCTAATAATGCAGAAGCAGAATTCTTTATATTTCCTAATGAAGCTCCGAGTTCTGAACCCTTTGCTAATTTTTCTTGCTCTGCATTTTGTGCTTCACTTCCTATATTTTTTGCCTTTTTATTTTGCGCAATAACTGCGGCTTGATCTATAGCTGTTTGGGTTAACCCTAATGGTGTTTCTTGCATAAAGACTTGCTGTGAAAGAGACGAGCTTTGATTAAGTTGGGCTTGCTCTTTTGCGAATCTTGCCATTATTCCAGGCATAGCTGCTGCTTCTTCTGGAGTGGCAGCATTAGGATTTATTTTATATCTGTAAGCAGCATTAATATCTTCTTCTGACATGTTGGCGCGCTGCATTTGCATTTTCATATTTGCAGCTTCATCAAAACGATCGCTTACCTTTTGTGTTTTGAAAGATTCTTGCGTTTTAATAAAATCATTTGCCGCTCTATCTGACATTCCTAGTGTAACTAATGCTTTTCTTCTAACTCTTAATTCATTTACATATTCTAACTGCGAGGCGCCATCTAATGCTAATAGTTTTTCTCTGACTGGAGTTGATTCATTTAACTCTTTTTCTAGTTTTAAAAACTCGGTGGCAGTAATACCTGTTATTGCTGCAAGTTTACTAAAAGCAGTCATAGTATCTTGAGTATAACTATTTAGCTTTTGAGTATTCTTAGTGTCGATTCCAGAATCGATTGCTGATGAAATTAATGGTCCTACTAATTCAGCTGACTGAGCAGAAGTATACCCAAACGCTTTCATTGAATCAGCCATAGCTGAACTTGATTTATCAAATAGCGCATTACCTTGCATACCCATGGTTTGCTGGTTAGCTCTAATGAATTCAGCAGTCTGTTCAAATGTTAAACCCATCTGTACGGCTTGTGTTGCTACCCCGAAATATGATTTCGGTATATTAGCAATATTAAATTTGGACATTTCGCTAAATGCAATATTAGCTTTATTCATCGATTTAGTAAAACCTGCAACTGTTGCTGCTGCAGCAACATACGCCCCAAATTTATCTTTACCTGCTTGTATTTTTTCCTTAACTGCAATTCTTACATTTTCGTTTGTTCCATCTCTATCAACTGTTCCATTTGGTTTTAAGGAAATCATTTGCTGCGCCCACTTAGCAAATGATCCCAGTGATGGATTTAGATTGTTTACTTTTTGTCCTAATTTACTAAAAGAATCCGTAGTAGTTTTTGTTCTAGATTCAACTAGTCTAATAGCTTTAGCTAATCGCGATGTTGACATTTCTTCGGATTTTTTTCCATTGAATCCTAAATCGTGTCCTTGGGCTTTCAATTTATTTGCAACATCCACCATAGTAGCACGGATTTTTTCCATGTCTTCTACTTGCTTCTTATTACCTGGAGATTTTACAATAAAATTATCTTCACCACCAGCAGCAGATACACTAGCATTTAGCGAAATGCTCTTCGCAACAATCTTAGATAAATCAATATCTCCAAATTGTGTCTTTAATGCTTGAATGCTTTCCGAAATCGTTTCGCCAGCCGCACCGAGCTTCAACGTGAAATCAGCAAAATCAGAAGGCGATAAATTTTCCTTCAAAGTTCCTGTAATCTCATCTAACATATTACTATTTCTTAAAAAGCTTTTCCCTATACCAGAGAAACCTTTTTCAGTAAGTTTAGATAAATTATTAACAAAAATTGCATGCGATTGTGTATCTTTATTGAAATCAATATGCGATGTTAATAGCGATGCCGTTAACAGAGATGCATTTCTTTGCTGCTTGCTTAATTCCGATTGTAGAGACTTTGTTCCTCTGATAGAATGTGCGAGCATTGATTGTTGCTCGCCAAAGGTTCGACCCAATAATTTATCATATTCATAGCGTCTACTATCTAAAGCATTAGTGGATTCTAATAAGGCTTGATTGTATTCATTCTCAAGATCAATACCTTCTTGATCGACTTTTCGCTGTTGATATGTTAGTGATAGTAATTTCTCATTCATCTTTCTCAAGTCATCTTGAGATTTATTCCAGCCGCTGAGACTCTTTATAGATTCTCTATAAGTTTTCTCAAGATCATCTTGAAACCTCGCCATTTTCTTTGACGCTGTCGGCGCACCTGAGGCTTCAGTTCCTACACCAGCTCTAGTTCTGTTACTTATATTAGTTTCAGTTGATTGCATTTGACGCGTTAATGCCTTCACCGCATCTGCCAGCGCCTTATTGCTATCAAGTATTAATTTTTCTTCTGGTGTCATACGATTCCTGAATGATTTTCTAACTATAAATAAAGTATATCAGTTATTTATTAAAGATCAGATACCCATAATACAGGAGAATTAGTATGTCAGAATCATCAAATCCACTTCTAGCCGCATTAAAATTGCCAGGTCGCATATTTCAATTGCCATCAAGAGGATTATTTTATAAAGATGGTGAATTAGAAGCAGATGTTAAAAATGGTGAAATTCATGTTAGACCTATGTCTGCGCTTGATGAAATCACAATGAAGAATCCCGATCAATTATTCAGCGGTGATGGAATTGACACTGTAATTAAACACTGCGTTTCAGGTATTAATAATCCGAGATTACTTTTATCAAAGGATGTTGATGCTTTGACAATGTTTCTTAGAGTAGTAACATATGGACCATCATATGAATTTATGGCTCGGCATAATTGTGAAGGTGGTAAAGATCATAGTTACGTAGCTGATGTTGAACAATTAATATCCGCTATGAATTTAATTGATCCTACTACAGTTGAAGATTTATTTTCATTAACAACTGCTAGTGGTCAGAAAGTTTCGATTAAACCAAATAGATACCAGCACATGTTAGATTTGATTAAGGCGAATGATGCTAATGCAAAGCCTACTCTCAAAGATGAACATGAAAATATTATGGCAATGCTATTGGGCGTGATAGATTGTATTGATAATATAAGAGACCCCAAGCTTATTGCTGAGTGGATAAAGGCAGCACCAGTTTCTTATATTAATCGCTTGGGTGAAAAGATTAATTCTACATCGGAATGGGGGCCTAATTTAAAATGGACCTGTAAATGCAGAGATTGTCAAAAGGATTTTGAGATTGAATTACCTATTAATCCTGTGTCTTTTTTCACCGAATGATAAAGTCTGGAGATATGGTAGCAGTCCAAAAAATGATTGTTACTCTGGGAGCTGATATTAAAAATATTATTAAATCGGCTTTAGAAATTTCTTATTTTTCACGGGGAGGTTGGGACTATGCAGCAGTGTTAGCAATGTCCCAAGGTGAAAGAGAAATGGCAGTTGACTTCATAAATGAGCGATTAAAGATTGCATCTAAGTCACAACATCCAATTTATTAATCCCTGACTTCAAACACTTAGACGGGAAAAGGCCCTTAAGAATTTCTTCTTAAGGGCCTTTGTTTTACGTACTTTATATTATATTGAACCGAATATTACTTCTTTAGTATTTTCAATTACGATTATTACTTTGTAATAGAAATCAAAGCCATTTAGATTTTTTAGTTCAGAATTATGTCCATATACTGGATATCTTTCATTCTTATTCTCAAGTCGAGCAAACTGCAAACCATTTTTAACTGATTCATTTAAGAAAGACATTTGGTGAACTTTAATCATCAGACTATCTGATACACCATTAGCAAATTTTGCTTGTTCACTTTCTTCATTAATAGAATATTCATGCGCATCCCGATTGTATTGCAAATAGGAACTTCTGCTGTTCATATTATCTATACCTTTAATCAGGTGTGCAGACATATTATGATAGCCGCCCAACAAACTAAATCCTAAATGATATGAGATAGAATCTAATTGAGATATTTGGTATTGTCGTAGCGATACTTTGCCATAATGGTCGAATTTAAAATCCGGTGGCGGCGCATTTGTTAGGCTTCTAATAAGTTGCAATCCCTCTTCTTTAGAGAGTGCTAAATACTTTAACTTAATGTCATCCAATATTTTTGGGTTACTAGAAGCATAAATGGTTTTGCCATGAAGACCGGTATTACTAGCAGCATAATCTTTAACTCCTGCCTCAATTTCAGAATTTACAAATGCAATTGCTTCTTCCTGGGTGTAAGATTTTTCTGTTGGAGTTGCGGAAATAATCTTTGGGGACTTAACATAATAATGCATGCCTGTAAGTTCTTTACTAGTAGTCTTGATTACATAAGTCTTTGTTGCCTCGCAGCGACCTTCAGTGTTTGCTACAACAATATACATTTCGCCTAAGAATATTCCAGTAATACCATTTTTAAGTGCTACTTCATTACCAAGTGGTATCCATCGTGTTGGCAGTGTAGATGCATTATGAATGTCAGTTGACTTTTGAGATGAGATGTAAATTTCAGAATTAACTGGAAGCAAAACAACTTTACTGCCATTTGCTTTATCCCAACCCCAAACGCATTCACCACTAATATCGCCTTTAGAAATATCGCAGTATTGAAATAGTTTTGCTAGGTTGCCTGAAGAAATTTCAAGCTCAAAACCACGTGGATCAACGACTCGCCAGTAAACAGTCAAATCATTCCAGCCACCACCATGCGTAACTTTTTTAGAAAGTTTAAAACCAGATTGGGGAATATTTCCTTCAAGCGTAGCAGGAACAAGTTCATTATCTACATGTTCAACACCTTCTACTTTTTGATAATGCTTCTTATGATAATTAGACTGTTCATTACCAGCTTTCACCCAACCATCTACAGTTGATTGACGTTTTCGACAAGCAGCATTATTTTCATAATACGTTCCAAACCCCAACTTTGCATCAGGATCTTGCCTAAAACCTAGATAAATTTGTTCAGGGATGATAATGTTCTCAGCCATAATTTGATCTCTTTCTTTAAAATATAGAATATTATATCATACGACCTGATGAAAGTAAACTAAAGAATAATCTTTTTCTGTTGATTATTTAATAACTTAATAAATTCAGTTCTATCGTAGACTCTAACTTCTGCATTCTTAGGAGTAGGTTTAGATGGATCAAGAGATTGCATAAAATGACAATGTGTGAAGCATACTAGATTGAATTCGTATGAAGCCAATAGAGACTTCATTCTATTCTGACAAGACTCATTTGATTCTCTTGCGCATTCAGAGATATGTCTGACTTCATTTAAACGATTATCGTGGATAATTGGATATCTAGTTCTTGACATTGCAATCTGTGCAGTAAGTTTTGCGCGCTGATGCGATGACGAAATTACTGTTGTGTGTAGCTGATAATAATCGGGATTCATAATCTTATCAATTTGAAAAGATAGTTGAACAGCTTGGTCGACGCCTTTCATTGACAGAATATTTGCTACATCGGGAAGAGTATAGTATCTTTCTTCCACATTTCCAAGACTTTCGCCATGGCGGATTAGTATTATTTTGCTCATTAGAATTCAAGTATATTATTTTTAAGTACATAGATGTTGACTAGATCAACTAGAACATCTCCATGACAAGGTTTAGGATGACACCAGCAACCAAGTGTCAATCCTTTAAGTTCCGAAAGCGAATCGAATAATTCAGGAGTGCCTAGAACGTATTTCCTGTATTTCTCAATAACTTCATCGCGTGTTCCATCTACTCCTATCTCAAATGGGTTACCCCACTTACTCGGCCGCCCAATGTAGATATCGTATTCAGCCCGTTTGAAGTGCACAACTTTAGTATGTTTCATGCGTATAGAAAATATTCAGTTACTTCTTTTAATCTGTTAACAGATTTATCCACACTAACTTTTAAAGAAGTCTGGTGAGCTATAAGATGCATTAATTCTTTCTCTGATTTGTTTGAAATAATTCCATCAATACCATCATGCATCATTAAACCTGTATTGCCAGTTGCATTCCAAATAGCATGTCTTGCTTGACGCTCCCAGATAAAGTATTGTTGAAATATCTTCTTCTGATTTAATCTCGTTGGTTTTTCATTTAAAAGATAGATACACAAATCGCGTTTGGCTGCTTTAAATTGCCGAGTTAAAACGGACAGTCTATTTCCAATTCTTTCTGAATCAGATGGTAGCATATCAGGGATAGCCTGATGAACAATAGCAACAGCTTCAGATCGACCAGTATCAATAGCCATTAATCCAGCAGTAGCATTCGAACCATTTGCTAATGCCATAATTAATTTCTTAACGACCTTTAAATTTTCTGTATTGACTGGTAACTTCAAATAGTCTTTACATAATTCTTCTCTAAAGTTTTGCTTATCTTTATCAGCTCTAACTAAGTCTGGATATTTAAGCTTAAGAAGATTTAAATCATTTGCATATTTTAATTCTAATTTCTGCATCATAAACTGAAAATAAGAATTTTCAATATCGATTATAGTTTCGCCAAATAATAATTCCCGCAACCAGCCTGGCCAGGTCTCAATTGATTTAATTGGCCAAACAGATTTTTCTCTAGCTTGAAGTTTACCAGCACCCGTATAATAGAAAGGTATCTGTTCAGTTTGAGATAATAACCATTGACAAGCGGGCCATAAATCTTCTCGTTGAGTATCAGTTAATTTCTTTTTAATTGCTTCAGTTTTATTTGTTTGGGCTTTAACATAAGAAATATTATAGAGTTCTTTTTTATCTGGCTGTTGACCCGGAGAAAAACGAACCACATTAATAATACTCTCGATTGCTAGAATCAATTTCTTACTAAGTTTTTTGGGACTTATGAGAGTCGGACTGTTTAAACCATTTGGGAAGTTAAATCCTACCCGATTAATATCGAAGAAGTATTCAAGTATTACCTTGGCATCTTTTACTTGTCTAGTAAGACTTGTAATAAGAACTTCCTCTTCAATAAAACCCGGTGCAGATTTATTTTGTTGCATGGAGCGATACCATGCTACTGCTATTGACAGAATTAATCCTTGGCGCTGCTTTCTTTTTGTCCACCACATACCGCGCAGCTTAAAGAAATTTCCTACGAATAGGGCATCACCTCGGATTAAATCATAATCTAATTCAACATTATGGAATGTTAGCATCTAATATGGCATCTTTAATTTCTATTAACAGTTCGTTAAAATTATCAACAAGTGTCAGCGAATAACGTTCACAAACCATTTCAACATTACCCTTCCTCCAAAATCCATCAGGGCAACAAACAATAATTTTCTTATCCCAAGAACCCGCATGGAGACCCAACTCAAGAAGAGTAACGGGAGATTTAGTATTCGGATCAAAATAGAAAATAATAATATCAGACGAATCTAACGAACGCATTTCCCAATCTACTTGTTCATAGAACCTAGGATCATTTATACTTTGATTTATTGAAGAATCCCAATCATCTCGCCTAGGATTAAAAATTATCACATGATCATATGTCAATTCAGTAATAATTTTATCCTGCCATCTCTCAGCAATACCCATCTCAATCGAACCGCCTAGAAATAATCTAGGCAAATTCGATCCAGGATCTTTTTGCGGTGCCTGAATTTCAATCATTATTTTGCAGAGTAAACTGGCTGACTTAAGCGATGACGTTTCTTCATCTGCTGGTAAATAGCACGACCACATGTAGGATCAAGTGTCAATGTTTTAACGACATAACGCTCTTGCTTAGATGCAATAGTTATCCACTTGTTTTGTGTATCTTTGATTGATTCACCATTCTTTAGCGTATTCGTTGCCTCAGTTTTGTAGATAGTTGGAAGGGCTTCATGGTCATTACGTTTGTAATTATATGAAGCCCATACTGGGTTCTGAACATTACCACGATGCTGAAGATGTTCAACAAGTTGACGAATGCTACGTGCTTTTTTGCTATTCATTATAGTATTTCCTATTAGATTATACCGCTCCAGCGGGGATTTAAATGTGAGTCAACGTGTTCTACTAAAAATCCATGTGAATTTTTATAGAGAAGTACTTCCCATCTTGAAGTACTTGGTGTCCCTAACTTGCCTAACTTAGGACGAATAATAATAAATTTAATCTGGTGTTCTGGGATAGATAAATTTTCAATATAAACAGGTTCTGCTACATTAACAAAATCAATTCGATGCAGAGTTTTAGCCGGCTTTCTTATTTCCTTATCATCACGTAATTGAATTTTATCTATTACTGATTTTATTTCAAAGGTGCCAACAGGAAACTGTGCTGAATGATGTGTACTAGGGTTTGGACTAATTAAAGCTTTCTTGCCTCTAGACTTATCAACAAAATTAATAAGTGCATCAATGAAAAATGATCTTGCTCTAAAACTTATTTGAGGTCGTTCTTTACCAAGAGCGTTTTTAATTTGCTCTTTATCTGGAACTAAAAACATTGAACCATTCTGCTTTGCTACATAAGGTCCAAGATAAGCAGCTGCCTTGAAATACATTTCATAATAGCAAGATACAACCTGTAACAATTCAGAAAAATCTGTTGTCTGTTTGAATGCATCATGTTTCGCATTCCATCTAATTTCATCACTCATATGTATTATACTCCTTTTGAGCACCAAAATAAACTGTTACCTGACAGTTCATCAAAGTAAAATACATCGATTGATTCTTCTTGCGCATTAAGAGTCATTCGAGGACGAAGATTAAATTGCTTAATGTCCTTAGATAATACGCAGACATAAACTGGAGTGTGATTCCACTTGCAGATTAGCATAGGCAGTTTACCAGTCTTCGCGGCATCAACAACTGATTCTTGCATCCATTTAAAAATGTTTGCCGTACCTGCAACATTAGCTTCAAAGCTGTCAGATTTCTGATAAGTTTTACATTCAACTGAATATCTAAATTCCACTCCAGCTTCTTTCTCATTTGTTGCTACAACATCAGCTACAAATAATTTCATTGCATCTGCACCGAACATCTTACCAAATGTTTCAAAGTTCTTTCCACCTACTCTAGCACCAGAGCCTGGGCTTCTAATAAATGTTAGTGGGGCTAAAGCAGTTGAAAGCTTTTTAGCAATCTGTCCCTCAAATCCTGAACCCTTTCCTTTAGAATTTATCTTTTTCTTCTTTGTAATTTCT